AGGAGCTTACACCTGATAACACACTTGATGGATTCTTTGATTATGTAAAGTCTCTTGATCCTGCAAAGTTTTCTGACACTCCTAACCTTGTAATTTTTGGTGAGTGGCTGAGAAAGAACAAGATTATTTATGAGGCTGATAACATGCATAAGTGGTATGTATATGATATTTTTGATCTTACCACAGAGCAGTGGATGCCTCAGGATTTTGTAAAGAATTTCTGCAAGAAGCATGATCTTATTTATGTTCATGTTCTCTATGAGGGACCTTTCATTTCTTGGGATCATTGCAAGACTTTCATGCACTCTCCAATGTATGGAGACAGACAGGAGGGTATTGTAATTAAGAACCAGACAAAGCTCAATGAGCCAATTATTAGAGATCCTGTATACCTTAAGATTGTAAATGATGATTTTAAGGAGACTCAGAAGCAGAAGGCACCTAAGTCTGCTGAGCAGATTGCTGCTGGTAATGAGGCTATGGCTCTTGCTCTCACAATTATTACTGAGAGAAGAGTTGAGAAGATGATCTATGCACTCAGAGATGATGGTATTTTCCCTGAGACTTTTGAGGCAAAGGACATGAAGCTTGTTGCTCAGCACCTTCCTAGAAGAGTCTATGAGGATTGTCTTAAGGAGGAGCCTGAGACTGTTGCTGCAGTTGATGCACTTGGAGCACAGCCTTTTGGCAAGATTTGTGGTTCTATTGTAATGAAGATTGCTAGGAACCTCATTATTGGTGGAAAGTAAGAAACAAGGGGCAGCATGAGAAATCATGCTGTCCTTAACAAAAGGTGAAAGTATGAAAAGAGATGCAATTTTAGCCAAAGTGCTTGAAAGAATGATTATTAAAGCATTAAAGCAAGAGGATAAAGAACCTACGACTGAAAATATTGAGGCCTTTATTGATAATGCTCTAAAGGAAATTGAAGAGGAAAATAAGTAAGGTAAAGTATGAAAATTTATTTTGACATGGATGATGTAATTGCAAATTTCAGCAAGGGTATGCTGGAGTTGTGTAATATTAGACCATTTGGTCAGAATAATTTTAAGATGGTTAATCTTCTTTATTCAAGAATGAGAGAAATTGACCATTATTACAGCAAACTTGAACCTATTCAGGAGGCAGTTGATCTCATGATGGAACTTTATGAGAAGTATGGTGATGATGTTCAAATTCTTACTGCTATTCCTAAGCCTCACAGAAAGATACCAGATGCAGCTGAAGATAAGATTGACTGGGTCAAGAGGTTGATTTCTGAAGACATTAAGGTAAATACTTGCTATAGAGCAGAAAAGATTAATTTCTGTACTGGTGAGGATTGCATCTTAATTGATGACTTCTTTATGAATGTAGATGAATGGGAAGCTGCTGGTGGAACAGGAATTCTATATAAAGATATTAATGAAGTAAGAAAAATTTTAAAAGACAAAGGTATTTTATAAAAGAAAGGAAACTAGAACTATGAGAATTGGTTTTATGGATTCAGATGGCAACAAAACAATTGTTGACGCTACGATTTTTTCAAAGGAATTAACAAGTGCAGAAACTCCAATAGTTTGGATTATTACAGATGACGCTGGTGATTCTTATTTCTCAAAAGATCCTGATCTTCTTGATAATTTTGATACTCTTTTCAATAATTTACTTAGGAATGGTTATGTTGATCTTACTCAGTATGATGTATATTGTGATGTCGGCATTGATGAAGATGAAGATGATGACGACGAAGATGATGACAGTGACGACGGCGATTGGGACTGGTAAATCATTAATTACAATTTAAAACTAAAAAGGAGTTAAAAAATAAATGGATTTCTGGTTATTTAAAGGAATAACGGAATTCGTTTATTGGTACCCAGCAATCATGGCAATGATGTGGGTACTTGGCTCCCTTATTTTTTTATTTTTCAAATGAAAGAAAGGGAGCATTGCCAATAGACGATCTTCCTTTTGTTTCTATTTTGATGCCTGCACATAATGAAGGTGACATCCTTTATAATGTTGTAGAAGAAATGACAAAATTAAACTATCCTAATTATGAGATTATTCTTATTAATGATGGTAGTTCAGATAATACTGCAGAAGTATTGAAAAATATTGTAAAAGCATATGATATTGTAAGAGTTATTGACTTGCATCCAAATTGTGGTAAAGCAAATGCTTTATATCTTGGAACTATTGCTGCAAAAGGAGAAATTCTTGTAGGAGTAGATTCTGATTCTTATTTGGATAAAAATGCTCTTAGATACTTAGTTTCACATTTTACAAATAAACATAATGGTGAAAGAGTTGGTGCTGTAACTGGTAATCCTCGTGTAAGAAATAGAGGTACATTACTTAGTAAGTTACAGCTTTGTGAATATGCATCTATTATTTCACTTATTAAAAGAACTCAGAGAGTCTTAGGTAAAGTTATGACAGTCTCTGGAGTTTGTGTTGCATATAGAAAAAGAGCTCTTATGGAATGTGGTTTCTGGGATAGAGACATGATGACAGAAGACATTGCTGTTACATGGAAACTAGAGAAAAACTTCTGGGATGTAAGATATGAACCAAGAGCACTTTGTTGGATGCTTGTTCCTGAAACAGTGAAAGGTCTTTGGAAGCAGAGAAAAAGATGGGCTGAAGGTGGTCTTGAAGTTATTTTTAGACATTATGATATTTGGGGTTCTTGGAAAAGAAGAAGAATGACTCCAATATATCTTGAACAAGTTTGTTCTTTCTTCTGGTCAGTTTGTTGGTTAATTCTTACTATTATTCTTTTAATAATGGAATTTAATAATCAGCATGTTTTTACTGAGTACTTATGGAAGAGTCAATTCTTGTCCTTTGTATGTTTACTCCAGTTTGGAGTAGCAATGTGGCTTGAACAGCATTATGATAAGAATATTCTTAAATCAACTTGGTCAGTTATTTGGTACCCTCTTGTTTATTGGTATGTTAATGTATTTATTACATTAGCAGCACTTTTGAAAGCTATACTTCCTAAAAAGAAACTTGCTACTTGGAAGTCTCCTGATAGAGGCATAACTCAAATGAACAAAGAAGAAGAGGAATTTGTAATAAAAGATAATAAGCCTGAAATTACTTATGATGATATTAAGGTAAGTAGACTTATTCAATCTATTGATGCTGATGGTACAAAGGATCTTTCATCTCCATTGATTGATGGTACAATTGAAAATCCTGCAGTTGATCCTCATTCTACAAAACACATTGAAACTGACACAAAACAAAAGAAATGGAAAAGAGTTCTTGAAGTTATCTTAACTGTAATAGCTTGGGTTTACATGATTGTTTACTGGGCTTTTATGATTTATGGTATTATTTGTGATAAGTTAGGTAAGCCTATTAAGGAATGGTGGATCTATACAGCAGATACTATACATCAAACAGAACATTACTTCTATATTTTATTTATTGCAATTTTAATTGAAATCTTAGTTCTTATTTTCTGGAAAGAATATAATAGATTAAGATTTGGTAAAAAAGATAGAAGAAAGTTCAAGCCTCTTGTTACTGAAGAAGAGCTTGATGAATATTTCAAATTAGATGAGGCACTAGCTTATTCTTTACACAATGATAAGTATATTGAATTACTAGAAAATCCTATACCTCAAGGAATGGGTCAAGGAAAAAAGTCTAGTTAATGCTTATTTACAAGATATATTATTTTAGTTTATAATAATAATATCTTAAATTAAGGAGTCCTATTTTTATGTGGAAAACTGCTGATAAGGTAAAGATTGTATATAGTGCTAGTAAGTACACTTATAAAGGTTCAAAATATCCACAAGCTTATGTTGTAACAAATAAGTCTCAGCTTGATACAGCTATTAGATGGGCAGGTTCTAGCATTTATGATCCTGTAGCAAAGAAATACATATCAGTTACACCTAAAATTATAGAAACAGACAATAAAGGCTTTACACTTACATTAGGATATGCACCTGGTGGTGCATGTTGTGGTGGAAAGCTTTCTTTTTGTAATTGTGTTATTGAAAAGGAAGGCATTGATACTTTTATTGTAGGCATTAATACAGAATTCTTGATTGATATGTTGTTGGATGCTACAATGACAAAGGGAACAGTACAGGAAGAAATTATCTTTGCAAAAGATAATGGAAATCTTGGTGCTATTGCAATTGGTTCAAAACAGTATCAGGAACTCATGGCAGATGAAGCTAAAAGAGCTGAAGTAGCTTCTAGTAAGAAGACAAAGAACTGGATTCCAGGTTCTGTATATTCTACACTTACTCAGCATGACTTGTATATTGGAGACTTTAGAGATGTAGTAAAGATAGATACTTCTGATTGGAGATTAAATTCATTAAGGTTTACTTTTAATGAAGAAGGTCCTAAAAAGCCTTTTACAAAGGGTATATATCCTGATGTAACTTCACCTCTTGAGGAAAGAATTTATGAGGGATTGGGTTGGACTAATTTACAGTCTTGTCCATCTAGAATGTTTACAGAAGAAATTATTCCTTATGATGCTAACTATAATGAAAAAATCAAAGAGTTAGTACTTAAGTATATTAGTGATTACAAAAATAATTATTTAAGTGCTACAACACTTATAGAAGTTGCTTTTAGATTTTATGATAATGATCCTGAATTTACAAAGAAGTGTCTTCCTTATGTTATAAAATTAGTTAATGAACCTTCTAAGTATATATCTACTTATAAGTATTATGAAATAAACTGGGGAAGCACTCATGTAACACTTAATACTTGGGAAGAATTTATCAATAAGTTGATTGAATTGTGCTAAGGAGAATAATCTATGTGGAAAACAGCAGAAAAGGTTAAGATTGTCTACAGTGTTCATGACAAGATAGAATATAAAGGTAAGAAATATCCACAGGCCTTTGTTGTTACAAAGGATACTCAGTTGAATGGAGCTATTTCTTGGGCTGATTGGAGTGGAAAGAAGAAGCCTATCATTGTAGAAACTGATAATAAAGATTTTACTCTTACAATTGGTTATGCTCCTGAAGATTCCTACAATGGTGGTAAGAGATCATTCTGTAACTGTATCATTGAGAAGGATGGAATTGATACATTTGTAGTTGGTATCAACTCAGAATATCTTTTTAATGAATTAATAGAAACAACTGTAGTTAATGGTGTTTTCCAAAGCAAGATTATTTTTGCAAAGAATAATAATAATCTTGGTGCAATAATTGAAGGTTCAACTCTTTATAAGGAACTTATGAAGGATGAGGGAACTAGAGATAAGATTGCAACAAGCAAGAAGACTAAGAATTGGGTTCCTGGATCAGTTTATTCTACTCTTACACTGTCAGATCTTTATCTTGGTGAATATAGAGATGTAATTGATTTAGAATGTATTTCTACTATTACATATGGTGATACATATAAGCTTACTTACAATAAAGAAGGTCCCAAGAGGCCTTTCATGTATACTTATAATAATGAAAGAAATTGTGGTGAACTTATTTTTAGAGGTTTAAGTAGATCTTATATTGATAAAGTATCTGCAAGAGTCTTCACAAAAGAACTTATCCCCTTTGATGCTAATTATAAAACAACAATAGAAAATAAGATATATGATTATCTTAAGAAGAATTTCAAGGATAGATGGATAAAAGTTTCTGACATTATTGGAATAGGCTTTAGGTTCTATGATGAAGATCCTGAATACACAAAGAAGATGCTTTATTTAGCATTAGATTATCTCAAGAGTGGTACTGATCTTTGGTATTTGGATAGAGTAAAATATTATCATATCTACTGGGAATCTGATCACTATCAGTTCAAGACATGTGAAGAGTTTATTAATAAGTTAATTGAAATAATTTAAGGAGTAATATATGATAGTTAATTTTTCAAATGAGCCTGTGAATTATGATAATTTTGAATCTATCTTTTTAGCAGGACCAACACTTAGAAATTCTAACTATGCAACAGATAGTTGGAGAGTAGAGGCTGTTAAGATTCTTGAAGAACTTGGCTTTGATGGCACAGTCTATATTCCTGAGTTTACTGATCTTGAATCAATGAAAGATTTTGATGAAGAAAGACAGACAAGATGGGAATGGGAAGCACTTGCAAATTCAAGTCTTATTGTTTTCTGGGTTCCTAGAAATAATACAGATCTTCCTGGTTTTACTACAAATGTTGAATTTGGTAGATATGTTACAATGTGTCCTGAAAAGGTATTTTTAGGAAATCCTCCTGATGCAACAAAAATGAAGTACTTACAGATGCTTTATACACAGTGCACAGGAAGAACAGAAAAGTCTACAATGAGAGATACATTAAAAGAAGCACTTAATAGTTTGTGGGGTTAAGATATGAAGAATATTGCTTATGAATTTGGAAAGCTAATTATTTGTTTAACTATTGCAATTTTTATTTCTGTAGGTATTGGGGCTGCATTTAGATATGCAATCAATAAGAATCTTGAACCTGAACAATCAGAGAAGATTGAACAAATTGTTAATACTCCAGTAATGGCAGATGAAACATCAAATTTAACAAAAATTGAAAATAGTGCTCCATATACAGGTATTTATGATTTTAGAGATCCTGAAACTGGTATACATTATTTAATTGTTGCAAGAACTAGTAGTGGTACTTATACTACATGTTCTATTACTCCTAGATTAGACAAAGATGGAAATATAATGAAAGATTAAGGTGATAAATTATGGATTTAATATCAGTGTCAAAATTTATTAGTTTGATTCTTCGACATAAGCCGGAGACTATTAACATTACTCTTGATGAGCATGGATGGGCTAATGTAGATGAGCTCATTGATGGGGTTGCTAAGCAATATCCTGGCTTTGATATGACAGAACTTGAGGCAATTGTAAGAACTGACAATAAGCAGAGATATTCCTTTAATGGAGATAAAACTTTAATAAGAGCAAATCAAGGTCATTCTATTCCTGTAGATGTAGAACTTAAAGAAGTAGAACCTCCTCAGTATTTATATCATGGAACAGCTACTAGATTTGTTACTATAATTAGTAAAGAAGGATTAAAGCCTATGTCAAGACTTTATGTTCATCTTTCTAAAGATTTTGATACTGCAATTAAAGTAGGTTCTAGACATGGTAAGCCATTTGTTTATACAATTGATTCAGGTAAAATGTATCAAGATGGTTACAAATTTTATTTATCTGAAAATGGTGTATGGCTAACTAAAGAAGTTCCTACAAAGTATTTAATAAAAATCTAAAAGAAGAGGAATACATAATGTTTAATTATTGTATGAGATATACATATTGTCCACATTGTGGAACTGATCTTGAAACAAAACAAGACATGAATGAAACTTATTATAAGTATAAAAAGCACCATGTTTATCTTGAAAACTGTGAAGTATGTGGTACTTATTTTGTAACTGATTTTAATGGTTTTTGTGAAATAGTAGATAAAAACTTTGCAAATGGGCATAAACGCCAAAATCAAATATGGTGGAACTAGTAAAAAAAACTATTTATGTACTTTAATTAGTATGTTATAATAAGCTTTATTAAACCTTAAGGAGAAAACAACAACTATGTCAATTCAGAAATTTGATTCATTAATTGATGGTAACCTTTTCTATATCAATAAGGATGTTATTGAGCAGTGTGTATACTCTGGTGTCTTTGATAGATACAAGAAAGAAGCTAAGATAAGATACAAGACAACTTGGGTTATTGTCAAGAAGAGAAATAGAATTGATTTAGATGAGTCTTTTAATCACTGTCATGATTGTGGCAAAGAAGTAGAAGTATGCAATAAGGATTGCTACAGAACTCTTAAGGAAGCCATTGAGGCTAGAATTAAGAGAAATGAGGAGCTTGCTGCTGATCTTGCAGCTAAGAAAGCTAGAGCTAGAATTATAATTAATCATCTTAAGACAATGATGCCTTCATTAGAAGAGACACTTAAGTATATTCTTGAAAGAGCAGAACTTGATGAGAATGAGGCTGTGGCAATTGCAGAACAGCTTCAGGATTTTATTGGAGTTAATGTTTCAGGAATTGAGGTTGGTAGTCAATTAGATCATGAATTCTATTATGACTAATAAATTATTTATAATATTATAAAGGAGATTTTATATCTCCTTTTTATTTGCCTATTTACAGCATCTATTATTTATATTATAATTATAAATATATAAAGGAGATAACAACAACATGGATTTAAACAATGCTAATTACAAGATGTACATGGAAAGAATGGACACTTCCTATACAAAGACCACAAAGGGTCTGATTCCTATGTTTGCAAAGGGAAAGACCTTAGATGTTGGCTGTGGCTCTGGAGTACTTCTTAGGCAATTAAAGGATGCAAAGGGAATTGATCTTAATCCCAAGGCAGTAGGGATTTGTAATGAACAGAACTTAAATGCTGAATGTATCTCTCTCCATGATGTTGAAGGTACTTATGATACCATTATTTTCTCCTCTGTATTACATGAATTTAGTAGTTATGATGACCATCAGAGATACACAGAATGGCCCATTCTGGAAGCTCTTAAGGATGCAAATAGGAAATTAAATGAAGATGGTCAGATAATCATTAGAGATGGTATTAAGGGTAAGAAGATATATGCTACTCTTACTGCCAAGAATGTCAAAGTAGTTGAAGACTTTAAGAAGTATGTCATTGATGCACCTATGTGGGACAATGATACTTTTGTTGTATATGATGATCTTAAGATTACAGCTCCTATCTATCTCTTAAAGGAGTTCATGTTCACCTATACTTGGGGACCTGATAGTTATCCTAGAGAAGTACAGGAGCAGTATGGTATTCTTAGACCTGGAAAGTGGCTTGATCTTGTAAACAAGGCTGGCTTCAAGGTTACTTGCCTTAAGATCAAGGAAGAAGAGTATGCAGATTATCTCTCTGAGCATTTTGAAAGAGATGATACTCTGGAGTACATTTTCAAGGATTCCACAATCTTTTTAGTAGCCAAAAAGTGTAAGGCTATTTAACTAAGTAAGTTGTTTTACTAGAAGGTTACAGTTATATATTTATAATTGTAACAATGTCAAAAAGTGTTTACAATCTTTTGTAATGAGTGTACAATATATTTATTATAAAGGAGGGTAAAACTTATGACAGCTAGTAGACAGAACTATCAGAGAAGAGTAAACTTTATCAAGAAGCTTACAATAGTTAGAAATGTTATTTTTGCTATTGGTTTGATTTGTAGCATCCCCTTAATTGGTGAATACACTGGTGCAAATTTTGCATTATTTTATGGAATTCATTTGGCTATAGTATTAGTCAACTTAGCTTTAGTAGTAGGAATTGAATATTTCATCATTAATGTAGTAATCTTTAATGGTGATATTGATTTTGAACCTATCTTTGACTGGTACATTAGAGATACTAGAATTTCATATGCTAAGTTTCTTAAAAAGAATAAGTTGAAAGACTCTGATGAAAATTTTAGAGCATATAGAAAGGAAATTTCATGTATTTAAAACTTAAAGCAATGACTATTGGAGCTGCAATACTTTGTGCAACTTTAATAAGCATCTACATTGCAGGTATGAAACCAGTCAATGCAGCTGAAGGTGAAAAAATCATTGAAACACAATTGATACCTGCTGAAACAGAAATGTGTACTCCAACTCCAACAAGTACACCTATTCCAACTCCTACAAATACACCCACACCTAGTCCTACTCCTAGTCCCACACCTATGCCTGAGACACCTGAAGAGTGGTATGAATTAGCACTTGAACAGGGTGAAGTAGAACCTGCTAGTGATGAGCATTTAACTGCTTATGGTGGTGTTTATTATGGTCCTAGTGGTAGAGAAACTTATTATAATCTTAAGATGGATCTTGTTGTTTATTACATGAGAGAGCTTGGTTATGATGAGGAGGATTATCCTTATTGGATTAGAGAAGATGGTTGCAAGATGTTAGGTAACTATATTATGGTAGCAGCTAATTGGAGTATTAGACCAAAGGGAACAATTCTTGAAACATCTCTTGGTACAGCTATTGTAGTTGATACAGGTTCATTTGTATCAGATTATCCAGAAGGAATTGACATAGCAGTTGATTGGTAATATGAAAGAAAAGATAATTATTTCAATTCTTACTTTATCAATTACTCTTCTTATTTGTAGTGCTGCATTGGCTGATAATTTAACATTAACCAATACAGTAGATGAACCTACAACAATAATTGAAATAACCACAGAAGAAACTACAATAGCAACTGAAACCTCAATTATTGAAACAACCCAAGAAGAAACTGAAGTAACAACTGAAATCACAGAAGAAACTTCACCTTATGAATCAGAAGTTTTAGCAATGAACATTTGGTTTGGTATTGATATTAAAGGACCACAAAAGAAACATATTACAGTTCAAAGTGGAGTATTTAATGGACCATCAGGAAGAGAAACATTTTATAATCTTCCTATGAAGGGTGTAATTTCTCATATGAGAAAGTTAGGCTATGATGCCGAAGAGTTTCCATACTGGGTTAGAGATGATGGATGTAAAATGCTTGGACCATACATAATGGTCGCAGCAAATCTTAAAACAAGACCTTATGGAACTATACTTGAAACCTCTATGGGAACTGCAATTGTTTGTGATACAGGAACATTTGTAAAGAAATATCCTAATGGAGTTGACATTGCAGTAAATTGGAAAACTTAAAATAAGTAGCTAGTCATTAAGACTAGCTATTTTTTATTTACAAATAAAATCTTTGTATTATAATGAAAATACGGAGGTACTACGACATGTTAGATGAAACAAATAACGCTTTAATTGGTAAGAAAATTATCAATGCTGATGTTAATGGTTATGGTATTAGATTAGAATTAGATAATGGTTCTATTTTTGAATATGATGCCACTGATGGCGGATATTCTAGTTGGGAAATCTTAAGTAAGGAGAAATAATATGATAAGTTATTTTGTGTTTCCAGAATCACCAGTTGCTACAATTGTTCATAAACTTGTTTTAACTGTATCTATAGCAATTATTATAGCAAGTTTCTTTCTAATCAATACTATCATGTTAATGATTGGATTATTAATATTAGCTATTGCTTTAGTACAAGAAATCCGCATAAGCAGAGTTAAAAAAGAATATAATATATAGTATTAACTATAAGTATAGGTTAGTCATTTCTTATTTACAAGATTTTATGTTTTATGGTATAATATAAAACATAAAGGAGTAAAAAGAAAATGATTGGAAATACTTTATTATACATTATGTTTGGTGCAAGTATTCTTGCTATAATTGCTTTTGTTATTGCTTTAACTATTGTAGTAAAGGATAAATATTCACCTGTACCTGCAATGACTATTGGTATAGTTGGACTCTTAGTAATGGCTGGTTTGTTTATATTTTATATTGCAAATAATAAGGTAACTTCTTTCTATAGTGAAGGTAATAGAGAAGATAGTTATATGCAAAAGAATTATAACATAGAGCAAATGGCTAAGGATCATGAAGCAACCATCAAGAAAGGTGATTATGAAGATTACAAATTGACTCATGAGGTATTTATTGATAGAGACATGTGGTTCTTATATATTCCTAATGACTATAATGAAACAGTCAATACAGAATATGATAAGTACATAATTGAAGATTAAAATAATAAGTTAATATTACATTTTATAAGCAGCCTATAGAAATATAGGCTGTTTTATTTACAAGTTTAGAAATTTATGATACTATAATAATAGTTCAACACAATGGAGGATCATTAATGAGAGTTTGGTCTTATTGGAAATGTGATTATTGTAGCTCTATTGTAAGAGGTGATTTAAGAAATTGCCCTAATTGTGGTGGAGCTATTTCAAATGATGCAGAATATTTAATGCCTGATAATCCTGAAGTTATTGAAGCAATTAATAATGGAACTATTCTTACTTCAGGAAAAATTCATACTGATGAAAAAGGTATTAAGTCTGAGATAATTGATGAAAAAGACTATAAGACTGGACCTAATTGGAAGTGTCTTTCTTGTGGTTCTCAGAACTGGAATAACTTAGACAGGTGTGAGAGTTGTGGTGCTCCTAGATCAAACATTGATCATTTTTCTAATGAAAAGTCTGAAGAAACAAAGATTTCAGAAAACTTAATTGCAAAATCATCTTATCCTAGAACAAATGATGAAAAGATTAAGCCTTCATTGACATATCCTAAGGCAAGTGATAGAGATTATATTAAAGAATCTATAGAAAAGAATACATCAAAGTTATCTATGTCAGATATACTTAGTGGTATTTGGATGTGGATTACAAATCATGTAAAGCCTATTGTTATTACTTTTATCTTCTTAACTTTAGTTGCTTTCTTTACTTGGTTATTTTGGCCTGTCACAAGAGAAGCTTCAGTAAGATCTTTTAGATGGCAATATGACATTTCAGTAGAGGAATTTAGAGAATGTCATGAAAGTGATTGGTCATTGCCTTCTGGAGCACAACTTGAATATACTAGAAATGAAATTCATCATTATGACCATGTTTTAGATCACTATGAAACAAGAACTAGACAGTGTTCTAGACAGGTACAGGATGGATATGATACTTCTTATAGAAATCTTGGAAATGGTCAGGTTGAAGTAGTTCAAACTCCTAGATACAGAACAGAATATTATACAGAAACATATCAGGAACCTGTATATGTAGATGTTCCTGTTTATAGAACAAAATATTATTATGAAATTGGCAGATGGAAGTATAATTATTCTCTCACTACTAGTGGTAATGACAAGAACACATACTGGCATGAAACTGATCTTCCTACAACAGTAAATAATCCTGTTTATGGTGATGATAAGCAGGGTCCCAGATATGAACATTATTATATTACTATCTTAAATGAAAATGAAGAATACAGTGAAATCACTGTTAATGGTTCTACTTGGTATTCTTTAGAGCCTTATCAGAAGATTACATATAAGTCATTTAGATTTAGTCATAACCCCATAACAAATATAGAAAATGTTGTTTCTAATGGATAATTTAGGCATATCCTAAAGGACCATTTAATAATAATGGAAATCTTATTTTCCATAATGGTTGTTATAAGTTTATAACTTATAAAACCAAGAATAGGAGTGAAACAATATGGTAAAGAATTTTGTTTTGGACACTAATGTTTTCATGTCAAATGCTAATGCATTATTTGGATATGATGACAATGTAATTATTCTTTGTGGAACAGTTTTACAAGAACTCGATAAGCATAAGAATGATGAGGGTGAAAGAGGTTATAATGCTAGAGAGGCTATTAGAAGTATAAGACAAGTAGTCAGAGATGCTCTAGATGGAAAAAATGAAATCCTCAATGCAGAAATTGCTCAGGTACAAAAAGCTAAAGAATGGGATTCAATCCCAAATATTTATATTTTGACCAAGCATGGAATTCCACTTAATGAAAAGGGTGGTAGACTGCTATTTGAGCCTGATGGTGTAAAACAAGAGTATTTACCAAAAGGTTACGAACTTGATAGAGCAGACAACAAAATAATTTCTTCATGCATTCATATGAACAAATCATATTGCAAAGATAATCCTGCTATCCTATTAACTGAGGATGCATCAATGCAACTGAATGCTGAAGTATGCGGAATTAGAGCAGAAAATGTAAAGAATGAGCAAATAGAGTATACAGGTTATTCTGGTCATGTTAACCTTCCTATTGCTGATTCAAAGATTATTGACAAACTTAATAAAGACCAATGTATAGAAGCAGACTTGATTCCTGAAATTGCACAACTAGACTATCCGCTTTATCAGAATCAGTTTGTTACTATCACGGCTCAAACCATGAAAGGAAAACAGTCAGTATTGACAGTATTCCAAGGTGATCATATTCTTAAAATCCCTGAAGATTTAACTCTTAATGATTATAAGATTAAGCCACTTAATAAAATGCAAAGATATGCAATGTGGGCACTTACAAATCCTGCAATTCCTCTTGTAATTCTTGAAGGTCCTGCAGGTACCGCTAAAACATTCTTATCATTAGCATGTGGTTTGTCAATGGTTGATACTGCTAGTTATTATGGTAAAGATTTAAGCTATGATGACAGAGAAGCCAACAAGTACTATAATAAACTTATCATAGCAAAACCTAATCATGGTGGAGCTGATAAAGATTATGGTTATTTACCTGGTTCTCTTGAAGAAAAAATGGGACCTGTTAATGCATCTTATAATGACAACCTTGAAGTAATTCTTTCTGGTGGTGATAAAAGATCATTGAGAGATACAAAAGAACTCATTGCTGATTTTATGGAGACTGGAATTATTGAATCTTGTCCTCTTTATGCAATTAGAGGTAGAACAATTCATGACTCTTTCTTCATTTGCGATGAAGCTCAAAATGCCAATAAACAACTCATTAAAGATATTATCACAAGACCTGCATTTAATACAAAAATTGTAGTTGCAGGTGATCCTACACAGATTGATAACACATCACTCAATGAGCATAATAATGGTCTTATTTATGCAAAGGATAGTATGAAAGGTGATCCTCTCTGTGCTATAATCAGATTTGAGGAAGAGCACAATGTAAGAAGTCCACTTTCTGCAGCAGCTCTTAAGAGAATGAAGTAACAAAAACATCAAAAAGTAATAAAAAGAAGTGGCCTATATTTGATGTATAGGTCACTTTTTATTTTACTTGGAAAGGAAATTATATTATAATATATTTATTATGAAAAAGATATTGTTAATTGCCCTAGTACTTTTAATCCCCTTTGAATGTGGTGCAACTGTATTACTTAAGAAGGATAAAACTGAAAACTTAAAAGACACTACAGCAAATATTGCACTTCTTAGTATTGAAAGTACTCCAACAACTAGTGATACCTCAACTGAAGGTACTTCTGGCACAACTGAATCAGAAACCTCTGAAACAGAGGAAACAGAAGAGACTAATAATGATTTAGATAATGTAGAAACTTATGAAGATCTTCATGAAATTCCTAAGGAAAAGAAAACAATTTATAACATGACCACAAAAGAGCTCAATGCTTTATCTATTAAGCAAAAGGCAAAGTTAGTTGGTATTTCTGTTAAAGAATTTAAAATGATGGCTGAGGTTATTAGCCATGAGGCTGGACTCAAAATGAATGATAAAATTTGTGTTGCAGCTATAATTTGGAACAGAAAATACTGTAAACAATTCAATAACTCTATCAAAGGTGTAATCACAGAGCCTGGTCAATTCTATGATTTAAGCAGAGATAAATCTGGAAATCATAAAGATAAAAAGGCTCAATTGGCAATTTTACTTGCTTACAGAAAAGTACATAAATTTGAGATACCTCATAATGTACTATATTTTAATAGTATAGGTTTTGGTTCTAAAAATAGAAACAGATATAAGAAATATAAACATTATAACAACTATTTCTTAAAAGACACTTATTGTCATTGTAAATGGTGTTCAGCAAAGAAACCTACACCAAAGCCAACTGCTCCTACAGATAATGTCTTAAATATTTTAGATCATATAGAATATTAATCTATACAATTAAAAATAAAAGTCTACTGGTTTAATGCCAGTAGATTTTTTGTGCAAAAGTGAGTTTACAAGACTTCTAAAATTTGATAATATAATTATATTAGATGGTGTGATGACATTTAGCGTATAAAAAAATAGTTTACAAGTTAATGTCATTATTATATGATTATATAAAAGTAAAATAAAGGAAAAATGATATGAGATATTCTTCGTCTAATGATAAATATGGATATGAAGAGTCAAATTATGACAAGTATAAGGCTCATTTGGATGAAGAAAAAATAAAAAGAAGTGCTGAAGTAGAAAAGGCTATTCAGGAACAAGGTAAGGCTGCCATAATGAAATATGAGGAAAAGTCTTTACAAGTAACTAATGAAAAGAAGAAAATTGCTAAGTATGCAGGAACAGCTTTAGCTGTTGGTGCAGCAGCTGTTTTTGCTTATTCACCTGGATTATTAGCATTAAGACTTTCAGATGCTTCTATTGTTAGAGCAACCTTGTCAATTATGGTAGGATTATTTCTTGTTGGTGTATTTGGATATGCCACATATAAATTCTTTGCTCCAGAGAAAAAGCATATTAAGACAATAAATTCTAGTATTGATGTCACTGAGCTTTCAAATAAGCTCAAGGAACATACTAGTGATGCATATATTGGTAAGCTAGCCTCACAAGCACTAGCTCAAATTGATAGACTTAATAGATCAATTAAGAGAGTTGAATTTGAAATTGCAAATAAGTTTGAATCATCATCAATGACATATCAGAATTTCTATGCTTCAGTTGATGATGCAGGTAATTGTGCTTTTAAGAATTTGGCTAGTTTCTTAAATAGAATTCAGCTTTATAATCATGAAGACTATAATAGCCTTAAGAATTATAAAGATGATGATATTCCTGATGAAATTCAGGAGAAGCAAATTGAACTTATGCAAAAGAATTTTGAATTAGCAAAAGACGCACTGACTGCAAATGAAAATTTGATCTTAGGTCTTGAATCTCTTGCAATTGAAATTGCTGATGCTAATTTCAATGAGGACAGTGATAAAAATCAAGTTATGCTTGATGAAATCAATAAATTAACCAATACAATAAAGTATTATATATAAAGGAGTAAAGAAAACATGAAGACTTGGCAGAAAGGTTTAATTGCTGCTGGTATATTTGTACTTGTAGGAGTTATTGTTGCCTTGGGAATTGGTCTCTCAAGAAATGCTAACAAGAGTGCAAGAACAGTATCACAGGAAAGCAATGAAGCACAGTTGGCAAAGATGTATCAGAGGGTAGATCCTATTATTGGTACACCTACAAAGGGAATGGTTACCTATTCAGATGACACAACCTACAGAGAGTTACCTGATCTTGATGATAGCTCAATTGCAGTAAAGGCTACTACATCATTTTATGTAGAAATCTTTGCTTCATCAGAGAAGACAAGTTCTGGACAGGATGGATATTTGAGAGAAATGGTTACTGCATTTAATGCAACAAAGCCTACACTTTCAAATGGTACACCTTTCTCAGTACAGCTTAGAACAGTATCATCTGGACAGCAGGTAGATTATGTAACATCTGGTAAGTATGTACCTGATGCTATTTCACCTTCTAGCACCATGCAGATTAGAATGGTAAATGCTAGAGGTGTTGATACAGAATATATTGATGAGTCTCTTGTAATGAATTATGCAGGTATTGTTGTATCACCTGAAACATATTCAACATTGATTGAGACTTATGGTGAAGTTTCAGTTAAGTCACTTGCACAGGCAACAGCTGAAAATAAGGTAATCATGGGTTATACAGACCCCTTTACATCAGCTACAGGACTTAACTTCCTTGTAACATTACTTGATAGTTATGATAGTGGTAACATTAGTTCTCCTAATGCAATAGCTGGATTTACATCATTCCAGGCTAATGTACCTTTTGTTGCTATGACAACAGGCCAGATGAAGAAGTCAGCTATTGAAAGAGGAACATTTGGAGCATTTGTTTCTGAGTATCAGGCATTTGTAAATGATGCTAACCTTAGTAAGAATTATAAGTTCATTCCTTTTGGATATGAGCATGAAAATCCTTTAGCAGCAATCAGCTCTATCTCTCAGGAAAAGAAAGATGCTCTTAAGTTGTTTGCTGACTACTGTGATAAGAATGGTCAGTCACTTGCAAAGCAGGATGGTTTCAATCAGATGCCTCAGGGTTATACACCTATGAAGACAACATATTCTGGTCTTGAAATTATTACAGCTCAGAAGTTATTTAAGGAAAATAAGGATACAAAGCCTGTTATCTGTGTATTTGTAGCAGATGTTTCTGGATCAATGGATGGTGAGCCTCTTAGTGCTCTTAAGGACTCCTTGATTAACTCAATGCAGTACATCAATGAAGATAACTATGTAGGACTTGTATCTTATTCAGATAATGTAAAGATTGAACTTCCTATTGGACAGTTTAATTTGGAACAGCAGTCACTTTTCAAGGGTACAGTTGAATCACTTTCTGCAGGTGGTAGAACAGCCACATGTGATGGTGTAATTGTAGCCATGAATATGATTAATGAATATAAGAAGACTGTACCTGATGCAAGAGCAATTATCTTTGTTCTTAGTGATGGTTTGCAGAATGAGGGTTATTCCATCAGAGATGTAGAGCCTGTTGTAAAGGGACTTAATATTCCTATCTATACAATTTGCTACAATGATGGTGATAAGCAGAACCTTCAGACACTTAGTGACATCAATGAAGGTGTTATGATTAATGCATCCTCTGATGATGTTATCTATCAGTTGAAGAAGTTGTTCAATGTAAATGTATAATATTTGAAAATGACTCCCAGAGGATTTTACTTCTGGGAGCCTCAAATATATAATGTAACCAAGTATTAAGTTATTATTCTAAAAGGAGTAATTAAAATGGCAGAAAACAAGAATGATGATCAGCTCTTTTCATTGGAAATTCCTAATGCAGAAGAGGTAAAGGAAGAAGTAACAAAGGAACTTGCTATAACTGAGGCAGAGAAGACAGCCATTGCAACTACATCAAATAATGCTGTAGATAAGATTATGGCAGTTGATATTAACAACCTTGAAAATAGAAAGCAGGTTGCAAATATCATTAATGACTTTGGTCTTGATGATCTCAAGAAGAGTAAGTCAAACAATAGCATTCTTCAGAAGAGATTGATGACTTTTGATAAGGCTGGACAGATGACTGGTATTGGTGAAGTTCAGCATGTTACACAGGGACTTGAGGATCTTACAATCAAGATGAAGGACTTGGATCCTTCTGGAATTGATTTTGTAAAGACTGGTCCTCTTAGTAAGATTTTCAATCCAGTAAGAAGATATTTTGAAAAGTATAAGACAGCAGACCAGGAAATTGGTACCATTGTTGAAAGCTTGAATAAGGGTAAGAAGTCACTTCAGCAGGACAATACAACTCTTGAAATTGAAGAAGTTCAGATGAGAGAGACAACAAGAAAGATGCTTCAGAATGTTGAAATGGGTCAGCAGCTTGATGCAGCTCTTGAAGCAGCAATTGAGAAGGCTAGACTTGATGGTACTGATCCTGATAAGATTAGATTTGTTGAGGAAGAGGTACTTTATCCTCTTAGACAGAGAATTGAAGACTTCCAGCAGGTTGCACTTGTTTCACAGCAGGGTGTAATTGCAATGGAAATCATTAGAAGAAATAATAAGGAACTTGTTAGATCTGTTGAAAGAGCAGAAAATGTAACAGTTACAGCTCTTAGAACTGCAGTCACAGTTGCTGGTGCTCTTTATAATCAGAAGATTGTACTTGAAAAGGTTCAGTCTCTTAATGAAACAACTAATAAGATGATGGAAACAACTGCTACAATGCTCCACACTCAGGGTGTAGAGATTCAGAAGCAGGCATCTTCAACAGCAATTGATGTTCAGACACTCCAGACAGTATTCTCTGAAACACTCCAGGCTCTTGAGGATATTAGTAATTATAAGCAGGAAGCATTGCCTCAGATGAAGTCCACAATTGAGACATTCAGACAGATGGCAGATCAGGGTGAAGCTGAAATTACCAAGATGGAGAAGACATTTACAGACATTGACCTTCTCCCTGGTAATGATGCAAAGAAGCTTGATGATGGTAACAAGGAGGCTTAATAAATGGGAAGAGTAATTGAAAATAAGCCTGTAATTAACATTTGGCTTTCAAAGTATGGTTTTGAATATGACAGCAATTGTCATGTAGGAAATTGTAGAGGTTTTGAAAGATTTTATGAGTCAAGTGATAATGATGAAATCACTTGGGTTGTAATCAGCCTTGCAAGAAAGAAAGTTTATGTAAGCACAGAGTTGAAGCATTATGATGGTGTTATTTCAACAAAGGATTTTGATATTCCTTCTAATATCAATCCTAATATTGAAGCAGAATTCATTCCTTGGCTTGACTCAGTTGTAGGATAAGAAGTTATCTGAGGCTAGCCTAAAAACTAGCCTCAGTTTTATAAAGGTTATAAATATGAATAAATTAATCTTAAATGGAAATTTTTATATTGACACAGATGCAACTATAGTTGATGATCCTGATGAAGACATGATTGCAATTGTTGAAGAAATTGAATCACTTATTGCCTCTAAATTTGATACTAAGCTTAATGTTAAGTTTGTTACTCATGAGGCAGAACTTATAGATGAACAAGAAAATACACTTGGCATTTATGAGACATAATGAGGTATTATTATTATGATTAAGCCTTGTCCTTTTTGTGGTAAAACAGTAAAGATTCAGCTCACTGATGCAGAAGGTAATTTTAGAGATGGAACATATCTAAAAAATCCTTGGAGTGGTGTAGGTTATGTTATTACACATAATGTAGAAGATTGTCTTATTGCAACTGAAGATGATGGCTATGACACAGTTGGAAATGATGTCTATGCCTCTAGAGAAGATGCAATTGAAGCATGGAATGATAGATATGAAGAATAATTTTATTTGCTTATTGTCTTTAATCTTAATTACTACTTTAGTTTCTATCTATAGTATGTCATTAAAAGAAACAGAACATAAAGGTGAATATTTTTATTATAAAGATACAGAAATTTATTGTAAAAATCTTGAACCAGGAATACAGTATAGTATCACTACAAATATAGATACAAACACTTTATATTTTGGTATAGATTCTAATGGAGGAAAAATAATATATGATAATTAACACAGATGATGTTTTGAATTGGTTTGTTGATAAGACAAAGGATATTCCTGGTAAAGTAATTGATGGTGCTGAAAAGGCATATACCATCACAGAAGGAAAGCTTCGTGCAATTAAGAATGAATATCTTGATAAGGAAACAAAAATAAAGAATTTAGATGCTGCTCTTGATAAGGCTTGTTCTTATATTTGTGAGCATGGTTGTCCTTGCTATACTCCTTGTGAAGATATGATACAAAATAATAAGAATTGCAAGGATTGTCTCAAGGAAAGATTTATTAATGAGACAAAGAAAAATGAGGAAGAAAAATCATGATACCAATTACAGTTGCTATTTTAGGTATAGTACTGACTATTATAGCTATTGTTGGACTTATTAGCGGTATCTCTAATTACCTGAATGGATACGATTTCAGTGGAGTTGCAAAAAGTGTTTTATTAATCCTTGTAGCAATTCCAATGGTATATCTTGGTTTTAATTATAAAAGTCTTAAGCAAAGTTTAAATAAATCTTATGCAGAACCTCCAGATATGCCAATTGTTGAGTCAAGTACTGTACCAACAGGAATAGAGTGCACGACAAGAGAAACTACAGAAGCTACAACAACTACAACAGTTGAAACTACAATTGAAACAACAGTTCCAACTACAATAGAAACTACTATATCACAACAAGAACTATCTGTTAAGGAACTTAAGAAGGCTTGGGATGCAGCAGACAAGGCAGAATATAAATTCTATTATGTACATAATGGCAAGAAAGATAGAATTCAAGCTAAATATTATGATTGTACAAAATATAAGGTAGAATTTGACCACGAATCCCAGGTAGTTTATATTTCAGATAAGTAATTACTTCTTTATATAACTTATATACTTGAAAAAGATGCTTTCTATTTTTATAGGGAGCATCTTTTTTGTTTACAAATTGTTCTGTATATGATAATATAGATATATAAAACCAAAGGAGAAACATTATGATTTATGCTATCATGATAGTTTGCTTTTTCTTCATAGCAATTGGTAGTATTGTTAAGTAAAGGAAATCTTATGAGAATTGAACAGTTTGTAATTGATTATTTTAGAACTAATGAAACTTTTGGTGTCAAAGAAGGTCACATTTATGATATTTCTAAAGGCACTTTAGATGAGATTGAGCCTAAAGATTTTATTGATCTTTGTATAAAGGATATTGAAGAAAAATTAGGAACAATAACTGAATCTGATAAGAAGCTTATAGCTGCATTTGTAATTCATTCAGTAGCTTCATGTACTATTTTTAAAGGTTTAATTTATGAAAATATTGTTGAAATGTCAGATGAAGATATTTTGTTTAGTTGGGATTGTATGAAGCCTATGTTTCTTTCAAGACAGTTTCAGAAGGCAATGAAGGATTTTATTTAAGGAGAAAATAAATGACACAGGCAGAATATAGAGAAGTAAAAAGTGCAGAATCTGAAAAGTGGTTAGCTTGTATAAATTTCATAACAGCTTCTATTTTTATTATACAAATTATTGTTAAGATTATAGAACAAAAGTCTATAATAGCTTCTGTTATATGTGCATTTTGCTGGTTAATTGGTGGAATTATTAGAATTGTAAATTATAAACATAAGACAGATATTATAAAAATATTTTATATAAAGGAAGGAAGATCATGACATTTAATGAACTTAAAAAGTATTGTGAAGATCATGCTGGTGAAATAGACAGTATTTATGTCACAACAGCACCTGTAAAGGTAATTGGTGGTGGACCTGCTATTGGAGAAGTTGAATATGTTGATGGCTCAAAGGATAAGTTTACATCAAACATTCCTGATGTACTTCCTGAGGATAGTGAACTTCAGATTGGAGCAGATGATTTCCTTGGTGGAAATCAGCTTAGAGTATTTGATGGTTTGAATATTCTTACTATTGAAGTTGAGGATCCTGATGCTGAGTTTGCATATGACTTACTTGAAACTTTCCTGAATGGTTAAATAATTAAGAGCCTGTACCTAAAAAGTGCAGGTTTTATTTTGCCTATCTTTAGTTGCTTGTTTACCAGAATTAAGATAAATGATATAATTATAATATAATAATTAAAGGAGAATAACATGGCAAATTTTACTTGTATTAAAAATGCTGATAAAAATCCTGCAGTTGATGTTGATACAGAATTTATCTTTTCAGATGGTACAACAACTGTAACTCTTGTACCTGATGATGTATTGAAAGATCTTGCTTATACAATAAAAGAAAATTTTAGATATGGTAATGTTATTAAGAATTTAACAAAGGATAATCAGGCAAAGGTTATTGTTCTTTTGGCTACATGGACAATTGATGATATTTGTAAAATTCTTGATTGTCTTCCTAAGAAAGCTAATGGAAAAGTAAGAAGTACTGCAATTCCTATTCTTATTACAGGTATTAAGATACTTGAAGGTGCTGGAGAGCCTTATGCTCATCTTAATTCAATTGATTTAGCAGTAATGCCTACTTATGGACCTGATCCTGATTCAACAGCTACTTTTACAAAGAAGAAAATTCTTAATCAGTTTCATATTGGAATTAATTCAGAAAGAGCATATAATATAGATGCAAATCCTATTATAGCTGATGATGGTAAGCTTCATGTTCTTTCTGCAGAAAAGCCTAAGGCAATTGCTACTCTTGTTCCTGGAACAATCTATAAGGATATTAAGGGTAGAGAATTTCTCTATATTGGTTCTGGTAAGATTGATACAGGAGTTTTGCATTATATAAAAGTTTATGAAACTAAGTTATCAAAGTGTACTTATCATGAAAAGAACTATGTAGATAATCTTTACATTCAGGTAACAAAAGGTATTAAAGACAAGCTAGAGAAGGCAACATCTTTTGAAGAGTTTATAGTAGACTATATTGATACAAAGTCTAAAAAGATTCTGGAGCACTCTATGAGTGTTAGTACAGATGAACTTTTCTATACTAGTAAGAGTATTAAGTTTATTGAAGAAGTTGAAACAAGATTTGAGGCAAAGGATATTCCAAATACCTATACTATAAAAGTTGATGCTGTAGAAATTCCTAAGCCTGGTGACACAAAAGATATAGAATTAACAGTAAACATTAAATAAAATATTTACAAAGTCCTTAGTTTTGGTATATAATAAATCATATTAAAACTAAGGATTTTTTTATGAGCAAATTTTTTAAACATCTCAATAAGATTTTAACTCACAAAAGATGGGTTGCATATTATTGTTTTATGTGTGGACTTTATAGACAAGGTATCATGCATGACATGTCTAAGTTTAGTCCTACAGAATTTTGGGAATCTGTAAAGTATTATCAGGGAACAAGATCTCCTATTGATGCTTGTAAGGAAGATAAAGGTTACTCTATGGCATGGTTTCATCATAGAGGAAGAAATAAGCATCATTGGGAATTTTGGATGGATGATTTTGAAAAGGGTAGTATTCCTAAGAAGATGCCTTTTAAGTATGCTCTTGAAATGATTTGTGATTATCTTGGTGCTGGTAGAGCTTATGCTGGCAAAGGTTTTACAATGGAAACTGAATATAATTGGTGGTTAAAGAAGAAGACTACAGCAAAGATGCATGCTGATACATTTGCATTTGCTTGTGAAATTATGGACCACATGAAGGAAATTGGAATTGAGAAGACCTTAAAAGATAAAGCTTATATTAAGTACTTACAGGAAAAGTATGAGGGCTAAAATATGGGAATGGTAGAAAAAATTAAAAAGATTAAAGCAGTATTTCTTGATGTAGACAATACTGCACTTTATCTTAAGATGTATGACTATAATGGTCTTAATGATAAAGAGAGAGGTGAACGTGTAGTAGGCATTCTTGATGATAAAGAATGGATGGCCTATAATATTAACAATAATGCATATCAATATTGTGAAGCACCTCTTCAGTTAGTTAACTTAGTTGACTTCTTAAGAAAAAGAGGTGTAAAAGTCTATGGATTGACTGAATGCACTAATTCATTTGAGTATAATTCAAAATATAATAGACTTAAGGAATGTTATCCAGGAAGTTTTGAACATCATGGTGATTTAATTTCAGTTCATACTAGACATAACAAGATAGCTGTAATGAAAATCTTGGCTCAGAGAGATGGTTATGATCTTGATGAAATTTTATTCATTGATGATAGTTATCCTGAAGTAATGGAAGCTTATGAAGCAGGAATGCTTTCTATGCATACAATGGAAGCAATGATTAGATTTGAAAATATGGAAGATTATTTATAAAGAGGAATAAATATGGCTTATTGGATTAGAAGAACCAAAATAGAAAAGAATCAAAGATTTGAAACTCACTATTGTTCAGAATGTGGTTTTGAAGGATCTTATGATTATGAAACAGGAATTGGAGTAGAGGATTTTTCTTTTTGTCCTAACTGTGGTGAAGCCATTGAAGGTCATAAAGCAAATAGTCTTCCTACTATCTATACAGAAATGGAGCTTAGATAATGGATTATGATATTATTAAAGGCATTGAAGATTTAGCAAAAGCCGAACAGGCTGTTAAAGATTATCAGAAAGCTGTCAATGAGTATTTTAAACTTACATTAAAAGAACTTATTTCATTTTTAGAAGCAAAAAAGCATCAAGATAATTTTGCTTTTGTTTATTATAATAAAATCTTCAGACTTAAAAAGTCTGTATGGTCTAGAAATCCTATAGGAGATGACTTAAAGTATAAATACTTAGATACTATGGAAATTTCAGACATAAAATTTTATAAGAAATCTGTTAGCTTAGAAATAAAATATGAGGCTAAAGTTAATGATAAGGAAATAACACAAACAGGTTATATCTTTCTTCCTTATGATCATATTGATGATTTTTCTCTTATAAGATTTTGTAATGTATATGAAGCTGAAAAAGCATATCAGGTTGGTCTTAAAAGAAAAATTAATAAAGAAAATGAAGAAAAAGAAAAACAGGCTATTATAGACAAATATAAGAAAACTGTAAAAGAATATGAAGCAATGAAGAGAAATCTTGATTATTTAGAAAAGTTAGCTAAAGAAATGGGTTATAATCCTGAAGAGGAAAAGGAGGCTGAAAAATGAAGATTCTTGTATGTGTAACAGGTGGTATTGCTGCATATAAGGTTCCTGATCTTGTAAATGAATATTATAAGAGAGGAGACACTGTTAAAGTAATGATGACAGATAATGCTTGTAAGTTTGTCACACCTCTTACTTTTCAGACTATGTCAAAGCAGTCAGTTATTACTGATACTTTTAATGAAGAAGATTCTGAAAAGATCAATCATATTTATTATGCACAGGAATATGATGCTATTATTGTAGCTCCTGCAACAGCAAATACAGTTGCAAAGATTGCACATGGAATTGCTGATAATGTAGTTACCTCAACCATTATTGCAGCAAATATTCCTGTTTTTGTTGTACCTTCTATGAATTCAGTAATGTATAATGATGAAGCATTTCAGGCAAATCTTGATATTCTTAAGAATAGATCTAAGTTTAAGATTATCTATCCTGATGAAGGACTTCTTGCTTGTGGTGTTACTGGTCCTGGTAAGTTTCCTCAGATTGATAGAATTATGGAAGAAGTAGATGCTTCTATGGAGGGATTGTAATATGGATGATGGTTGCTCTGTTCCTGTAATGATTATAGTAATTATTGCTGCCCTTATATTTTTAGTTATGTGTTCAAGCAATACTAATGCAAAAGCTGATTATGTAAGTGACTATAATAATGGTATTTGTCAGGACTGTGGAGGTACTTTAATTTATCAGCAAGCAATTGGACATAAAGACTCTACAGCTTATATATTTCAGTGTGATAAATGTAATATAATAGAAATTGATTCATCTGATGTAAAGGATAAGGTTATCTATTTTACTAATGGAGAAACTAGACCTGCTACTACATATGCAACTGAAGAAGAATTTTCTGATGAATATAAGCAAAAGCATCAAGATAATAATTATGATGTTTGCAATGGTTCATTTGATTATGAGGGTTAAAATATGAATATTTTATTTGTAGCTGGAACATGGAATAAGGAAGGTGGAAAACCTTCAGGACTTATTGAAAAAATGTATAATAGTCTTTTGTCTAAAATGAAGACAGAGGACCATATTGATTATTTTAATGGTGGTAATTATGATAATTTAGAGTCAATTATCAATACTGCTACTAATTATGATGTAATTTTTTGGATGGCCAATGTTCCTAATGATCTTCCTAAAGTTAGAGATGTAAAGAAAGCCAATCCTTATGCTATTCTTATTGGCTCAAAAAGAAACATTGATAATGAATATTCTTTTGTTGATGTACTCAACAGAACACTTTTGCAGAGACATAATCTTAGTATCATGTTTTCTAAATCAAATTCTGAAAAGGAATATACAATGACTCTGTTTGATCCTCTTGGAACTGCTTGGTATGAGGGTAAGAGTACAGATGAATTAATGACTGCTCTTGTCAAAAGAGTAAGATTCTTGCTCACTACAACAAGAAAAAGAACATATCAGGTACCTGGAGATGTACTTATTCCTAACAATGAAGAGTTTATTAAATATGTTAGAGAAGTTGCTGAAATCTTTCATGAAACAATTCAACACTCAGATGGTGTTACAAGATTTTTAGGTAATTCTTCATTTAGAGGTGAAGGTAATATTATTTATGTATCTGAAAGAGATGTAGATAAGTCAACAATTGACATTGACCATTTTGTTGCTGCATTTACTGAGGATAATACAACATATTATTATGGAGATAAGAAGCCTTCAAAGGACACAATTGTTCAGACATATCTTTATAAAGCATTTCCTAATATCAACTATATTGTACATTCTCATTGTTATACAGAAGGTGGAGCTTGGACAATGACACCTGTTCCTTGTGGCTCACTTGATGAGTTGACTGAGATTACTTATGCAATGAAAGACTATAATGATGATTATAGTGGTACATATTATAAGTTTAATCTTAAGGGTCATGGATGCTTGATTCTTGGTTCTACTCTTGAGGAAATGAAGCAAACTAAATATATTACTAGAGAATTGCCTGAAAGAATTTATTTACAAGAAAATATCTAATAGTGTATAATAGTAATATAGAGGTATAGCAAACATGATTGATGGAGAAATTAAAAGAGCTTTTGATTATCTGATGGATTCAGCTTGTGCTACATGCAAGTATATTCCTAAGAGTGAAGAATGCAAGAAAGTAAAAAGTAGTTGTGGTAATTATAATGCCTTGGCTGCAATTGCAAAAGCTGTATCTGAAAGAGATGGCTATAAGGAAAAAGCAGAAATACTTGAAAAAGATCTTGATACCCTTATGGCCTCAGAAAATTTCTTTAACCATCTTGAAAATGTTGACACTGAACTCTATTGGAGAAAATACAAATCAGAGTGGCCTAAGAAGAATGGTGAAAAAGTATTTGTAGTTTCTAAAAATGGCACAATAGGTGATGGTATTTATTGTGACAAAACAGTTACTAGATATATTAAGACTATGATTTGTGATGAAGATGACATTGAGGCATGGATGCCAATGCCTAAATATAAACAGGAGAATAACTAAACATGAAGTATGAATTTGAAGTTGATGGTAAGAAGTTTAATGTAATTTTTGACATTGATGAACTTCTTAAGGATTTTAGTAAGAGTGACTTTATCACTTTTTATGAGCCTGAGTCATTTGTTAAGTATGGAAATATTCCTGAATATGGTGATCCATATATGACAGAAACAGAATATCTGATTGCAATCAATGATTATGTTGAGAGTATTAAGGCTCTTGATAATAAAGATAAGCTCAAGTCAATGGTTGAAAAGTGGCCTAAGAAGAAGAATGGTTATCTTAATGGTAGAAATGTTGACTATCTCTGTGAATCAGATGTATGTGAATATATTTGTGAATGGCACAATACCTGGATTTATGATACAGTAAAGGCTGTTGCAAGGGATGAAAAGACCATTGAGATTATTAGCTATAAGAAGACAGACACACCTGGTTAAGGAGAAATGGTATGGGAGTATCAGTATATGCTAATCATTCAACTTTAAGTTTTGATATGGGTGGTGGAGGCTTTTTCAATATTAGAAAAAATATTGCTTATGCCCTCAATGAAGACTTAGGTGAAGTTTATGAATCTCTTCTTAGATGTCATTATAAGGCAGATTTTGAAGAGCATGATAGAAAAGCAAATAAGATTATAGCTGATAATAATCTTGAGGAGTATGCAGATGTCTTAGATTTTCTTTATGCATCTGATATTGAAGGTAAGATTTCTCATAAGACTTGTAAAAGAATTTATGATCTTATTAAAGATATAGATTTTGGAGATAAGTGTTTTAGATATGCTGCTCAAGCTCATAATGACTATGAGGAATTTAAGCAGTTCTTACTAGAATGTTATTCACATCATAGAAAAATGAGGTGGTCATAATGGATATGTATAATCAGTTAAAAAAGACTGAAAAGGTACTTAGAGATTATGATAATCTACGTTTTAAAGTAGATTTGATTATTCATAAGTATTTTGATAAGGACTTTAAAATAGATAGAATTTATTATGATGAAGGTTTTGGAACAATAGAGGTTCTTGGCTTTAATGATTATAAGCCAACTTATACTTTTCCTGCTGAGTGTTTATTTTTACCAAATGATGAGGTAGAAGAGGTAATACTAAAACATAAGAAAAAGGTAGAAGAATTTGATAAGCTTTTAAATGAAGCAGCTGATCTTATAGCAAAAACAGAAAAGCTATTAAAAGAAATGGATAATGAAGATGGAGAAGATGAGGTAATAAAATGACAGTTCAGGAATTAATTGATGAATTAGAAAAGATACCTAATAAACAACTCAAAGTAAAACTTGAGAATGGTATGTTGACTAAGATTGAACTTAAAGATATTAAGACTATGGATTCTTATGAAAAGATGGTAGTTTTATCTGATAGTAAAAATCCTAATGACTGGGCTGAACATATTAAGAATGGTACATTTACTAAAGATTTCTTTGGTGGATTAAATTTATAAGGGGAAATAAAATGAATATTGTAATTACAGCTGGTGGAACAACAGAACATATTGATGCAGTTAGAGGTATTACTAATACAGGTACAGGAACCCTTGCTTCAATTATTGCTTCTGGTCTTCAGGAACAGGCTGAAGTAGAAAATATTTTTTACATTCATACTGCAAAGGCAAAGAAACCTGCTTCAGATGAAAAGATTATCTATATTGAGGCAGATGATACTAATTCAGTTGCAACTGCAGTTGAAAAGGTACTTAAGGAAAATAAGATTGATTGGTTCATTCATGCAATGGCCATTTCTGATTACTATGTAGATTATGTAACTACAGCTCAAAAGATTACTGATTCTATTTCTCAGTTTGAGAATACTGGAATTACTAATATTATTCTTGAAGGAAAGAATAGATTGGATAATTCTAGAAAGCTTTCTTCTGATGAGGATAATCTTGTTGTAGTACTTAAGAAGACACCTAAGATTATTGGCATGATTAAGAGACTTTCTCCTAATACAAAACTTATTGGTTTTAAGCTTCTCAATAATGTAACTGATGAAGAGCTTAGAAATGTAGCATATAAGCTTCTTCTTAAGAATAACTGTGATTATGTTGTAGCCAATGACTCTTCTAAGATTACAGCTGACAAGCATGAGGCTATTTTTGTTAATAAGTCTGGTGATATTATTGGTAAGGTTTATGATAATAATCAGATTGCTGGAAGTATTGCCAATATTGTTATCTGGAATGAAAGAAAGACATATTAACATTAAATAACAAAAGTTTTTCTTAATTAACTAAAAATCAGTTTACACACATATATTTAATATGATAAAATAACTTTAATCAAATAATAAAGGAGTCTACACCTGATGTATAATAATAGAATTCCACTTGATTGTCCAGCAGATGAAGATCCATTTGATTATTAAGAAAGAAAGACTGAGGAAATTTTAAATGTTGTATGGTGTTGAAAAGCTTAATTTGATCTATGATGACAATGAGGAGTATACAGTAGCTGGTGAAGTAGTTTGTATAGCAGATCTTGAACCTGATAATAGTTATGATATATTCAGAATTATTAGTAGACTTACTAATGAACCACTTATTATCTTTAGCCCCTTGCTTGCAAAGACTGTCACAAAGGTCAAGAATAATCAAAAATATGTTACTCAATATAGGTTGACACCAATGACATGTTAATGAAATAACCTAAAAATTGTAGTTATACATATATAACTTTTAATTATACTATTATAAAGGAGAGATGAAAAAAGTCTCTCCTTTTTTATTATTTAGTTTACTTAAAAAGTATAATAAATATAATAAATATAAGAAAAATGAAAGGAGCAGATCATGATAAAATCATTTAAGTGTGATAGATGCGGAAAAGAATACAGCCCTTATGATAAAAGTGCTGCTAGTTCATCATTTGATCTATTAGAACTTAGTTGTATTTTTGAAACAGGAAAAGCCACTCAGGATCTCTGTTATGATTGTTACAGAGAATTACAGGAGTGGTTTAATAATGATTGAGATAAGGAGTTATAATGATTAGTATAGACGATTCATTAAAAGACGTAAATGATATTTACAAGCAGTTAATGCCTTTAGTAGATGATGTAGTGTCAAAGAATACTAAAGAAGTCGACGCTATTTTCAAAAATATCAAAAAAGATCTTACTAATCTTACTAATAAGGAGTTGCAAGATTACATGTTGCAACTAACGGTCGAAGCATATTATCTGACCAGTATTAAAGATTCAAGTACACTTAAGCAAGAGTGTGCTTTAACTTTGTTAAAAACAGGTCAAGCGAATATATTTAATGGAACAGCCGGAACGCAGAACGCTAGAAACAATCAGGCAATAGTAGACACGTTAGATAAGCAAGTTGTTAATGTATTATACAATGCAATAACAAATAGATTTAAGTCAAAACTGGATGAAATTCATAGAATGATAAATGTACTCAGTAATGTCCTCATTAGTAAGAATGCGGAAGCAAAATTACGAGGGGGAATTAAAGATGATACACACAGTGACGACATTTGAGAAGATTACAAAGATCGAACGAGATAGTAAAGGCATTTATATTCTACCTTTTCCAGAATTTGGAAAAATACATTGTGCGGGATATTATACATCGGTAGAAGACGCAATCAATTTTATGAATGCCAATTCAGAAATATTACATGATACAACCAATGATTATTGTATTATAGAAGAATATGATGAAGGCCTCTTTTCAACCACAAAGAACCGTTATCTTTATAAATGGAATAATGATCGGTTTGAACAGATTGATGAACCCATTTCATTAAATAAAGTTACAAATTTTGCAATGGGTTAAGTGAAAGGCTATTTAATTATATATGTAATGTTTAGTGTTTTTTATTATGTTTATTAAATTAGAAAGGAATATATTTTAAATTATGAGTAGTGTACTAGACATTGCCAAGTCAATCAATAAGGCTTGGAAATCAGATGTTTTAACATCTGCAGACCTCATTCCTGAGTGTCAAAGATTTTCAATGGGAACCCTTTCAGCAGATTATGCTTTGTACGGTGGTCTCCCTGAAGGTAAGTTAATTGTTTATGCTGGTGAATCCGGATCCTGTAAGTCACTTTTGGCTACATTGGCTATGGCACAGTATCAGAAGGAACATCCAGACAGAACTTGTATCTACGTTGATGCAGAGGAAACACTTAGAGGTCAGCTTGATTGGTTTGTAAAGATGACCGGTCTCAATACCTCACCTGAGCAATTTGTAAGATATGACTGTGCTGGTAAGTCAGCGGAGGAAATCTTCAAGGATCTTATTGCAATTCAGGAAGCAGACAATATTGGTATGATTATTATTGACTCAGCACCAATGCTTCTTTCTCAGGCGGATATTGATAATGATATTGACAAGGATAATGGTCAGAGAGCTTCAATTGCTAAGTCAATGGGTAAGTTCCTTAAGTTCATGATCCCTGCAATTGCAAAGAAGGGAAATCCTCTTCTTGTTATTAACCATACCAGAGTTGCTGGTAAGACATTTACAGGTGCTACAATTTATACTGAGCCTTGTGGATATGCTCTTAACTACTACCCTACAATCAAGGTAAGATTTGGTAGTAGAAAGTTCACCAAGGGTGATAAGATTGATGTATCTGCTTCTCAGACAGATGCTGATACAGATGGACTTTGTGCAACATTCTCAGTTACAAAGAACAGACTTGGACCTCTTAATAGAAATGGTGCAAAGATTATTTTTAGATATGATACAGGTCTTGATACTTTAACTGACCTTATTGAAATTATCACAAAGTATGAGATTGCAAAGAGACTTTCTACAGTTTCTTGGCAGTTAGTAATTCCTGGAACTGATACACCTTATACAGATGAGACAGGTGCTCCTCTTACTTTTGCTGGTAAGGCTAAGATGATTGACTATATTAAGGAAAATCCAGAGTTTAGAGCAGAGTATGAAAAGGCAGTTTCAGACTTTATTAACAAGGCTGGAAAAGACATTTCTCTTATTGATGAAGATGACCTTGCTGAAATCATGGCAGCTGAAAAGGGTGTCGAGGAAACTATCAAGAAGGGTATTGAAGAGGAGCAGGAATCTGCTTCAAAGGAAAAGTCAGATAAGGCTGATGAAGAGTAATTAAATGTGGGCTAGGTGTAATAGCCTAGCCCATTTATTAAAACTTATGAGACTAAAAAGAGACAGTTTAAACACAGAAAATTCAATGAGAATGCATCGAGATGATGGCACAAAGAAACCAACTCGATACTATTCTGACAAACAAGAAAAGTCAATTGCAAAAGCAATTGGTGCCAAGCAAACCAAAAATTCTGGAGCAACTGCATATCAAAAAGGTGATGTTCTAGATGATAATTGGTTGATAGAGGCAAAGACTTGTACTAAAGATCAAAAATCTTTTAGTATGCAAGAAGAGTGGTTCGATAAAAATAGGTCTGAATCTATTTTTATGAAGAAAGACTACACTGCAGTAGTATTTAACTTTGGACCGGGAAAAAGGAATTATTATTGTGTAGATGAAAGCACTTTCTTAGAAATGAAAGAGGCTTTGGAGGAAAAGAGACGAAATGACATGCAAGATATGTAATGAAAACTTTACCACAATGCAAGGTATAAGTGCTCATATAAAAAGAGTGCATAAAATTGAATCTCAAACTTATTATGATAAGTATTTTAAAGCTCCTGCTGAAGGAGTTTGTTCTATTTGTGGGAAACCTACAAGGTATATTGGTTTGTCTCAGGGTTACATGAGATGTTGTAATGATTGTAAGACTATAAAAGGATTACAGACGAGACAAAGGGTATGCACAAAATATACTACAGGGGAGAACAAAAAATGATTAAAAAGGATATTTATACAGCTTATGTTTTAGAATACAGAGAGTATGAAAACTAAGGAACTTGTTGAAGGAATTTTATATATGAACCCAACTCTAGAATTATTATTCAGAGCGGCACATATAACAAATAATGAAGATAGAAACTGGAAGCCTGTTGAACACAATGAGATCGGGTTTATTCATAAGTTTACTGATCCTAAGTTTGTAGTAATAGTGGAGACACAAATACATGTATTTATATTTGGAGATCCTTATACAGATGAATTTGGTAATGAAAGAGGCTTTCACGTTTACATTATAGAAGGACCTAATTGTAAACATACAGCTGTAGACAAAAAGAAACTAATAGATGAAGTAAAATTATTAACAAGTCAAGAAAGATTTTTACCTGAAGGTTATATGAATCGTATAATATATATGGATGCTCATGGTTTATTATACATATTCAATAAGTCAGATGGTAAAAGTAACTTCTTTAGTAAGTCAACTTGGACGTATGGAACTGATATTTATAAAGTAGAACCTAATAATCAAGAACCAATGAGTGCTGAAAAGATTTTAAAGGAATGTTATACACAAGTTGAGGATTATTACAGAACAGAATGAAAACATACATACATATAGAGAATAAGGAGACTAAAGATGAGTAAAAGAGGTACTAATGACCAGCAACATATAATGGATGCTTTAGATAGAGGCGATTATGAGTACGTTTGGGAAAAAGTAAAGTATGTTGGCTACAAAAAAGTAGTGAGCATCAATGAAAGATACTTAATCTTCTATGACATTGTAGCTGATTTTGAAACAGAAAAGAATAATAACTTCATTAAATATTATTTGAATCATATTGGTTATGCATCAAATAATAGCAGAAATTCAAAGATTACACAGTCAAGAGGAGTACTTGACAGATGCAAAAGAGAATACATTTCTCCTACTGAATGCAATGGTTATCCAATTGCAAAAGATATGAGAAAGTGGCATTAATCTTTTTGTGAAGGGAAATTAAACAATGAAAAATATAGTAAGATTAGCTGGTAAAAAAATTGATCTCTGTGTTTTTAGAACAGATCCAGAGGCAATTGAATTATATACCAAATGGATAAATGACAAATCTATCAATATGTGGGTTGGTCATAATGTTGTGTGTCAAAGTTTTAGTGAAACTGAAGATTGGGCAAAAAGTGATAAGAGTAAGATAAGATTTAATATAGTCAACAAGGAAGGTAAACTTGTTGGTAATTGTGATTGTGGAAGAAGACATTATGCTTCATTTAATACTGTTGGTTTAGGTATTTATATTGGTGAAGCTGATGGTAGAAATAAGGGTTATGGAACTGAAGCTATCAAAATGTTAGTCAAGTTTGCTTTTACTGAATTAAATGCTCATAGAGTTACACTTAATGTAGTTGCTGATAATGTTAGAGCAATTAAGTGTTATACTAAAGCTGGTTTTACTCAAAATGGTGTAGCACATGATGAAGTCTACTATAATGGAAAATTTCATGATTTAATTTCAATGGAAATTTTAAGAGATAACTGGGAGGAAGAGTAACATGTTATTAAAGACTCAAGGCATAAGAAAAATGTTCACAATGCCAGTGGATGTTTTGAATGATAATAGACTCTCAATTGGAGCAAAAGGTCTTTACACTCAGATATTATATAGTAATGATGATATTTGCAGTCTTGAAGATTTAACTAAACTCTCAACAACTCCTATTGAAGAATTAAAGTCATATTTTGAAGAACTCACAACTGTTGGTTATATTGAAATGAATAACAAGCAGGCTAAACTTAAAAATACTGCTCCTAAGACAGTTGAAAATGTAGAGGAAAAAGTAAAGGAAGCTAAAGAGTATGCAGAAACAACTCAAGCTCCTAAACTTAGTATATACGATAAGATTAAGATGATAATTGAAAGTTATACAGATCTTAGTACTAGTGTACAAAATCTTTTACTTGTTTATTTCACAAAGAGATTGAACAAGGAAGGTAGATTTGCAACCTCAGATGATCTTCATGCCAATCAGGTTAGAGCAATGATTGGAGAATTGGTTAGCTTCCATCTTAGTGAGGAAGATGAACTTAAATGCATCCAGCAAAGTATTGATAAGCAATGGTTTAAGTTTGTACCTAATATTCCAGTTGCTACTGATAATAAAGCACCTAGATTTGATAAGTCTAAGTTGGTTAGTGGATCTTATACTTTAGATGATATTGCAGAAATTAAAAAGAAAGCAGAGGCTTTAGAGGCTTCTGGAGAGCAAGGAGTATTCTAATATGAAAGTAAAAGATTGTATTTATAGAGACAAGTGTACACACAAACCTTGTTCTGAATCTTGCATAAGATATATTCAAATGCAGAGATTACTTGAACTTAGTAATCTTCCTGTAAAATATCAAAAGCCTATCAAGATCATAAGTGTTGATGAAGATAGAGCAGAATATATCAAGTTGGCAAATATCAAAGATGATATTGTTAACTGGGTAGGAAAAGGTAAGAACTTATATATTTGTTCTTCAACTTGTGGTAATGCAAAGACAAGTTGGGGAGTAAAGTTAATGTTAAATTATTTTGATAAAACATGGCATAATAGTTATGATATAACTAGAGGCCTTTATATACATGTTCCTACACTTCTTTTGGATATTAAGAATTTTGGAAGCATTCCTGAATATGTTAATAGAATTAAAGAAGCTGATTTGGTTATTTGGGACGACATTGCATTTTCAAAGTTAACTGAATATGAACATGAACAATTATTACAGTTTATTGATAATAGAATGGCAAATGGTTTAAGTAATATCTACACAAGTAATATTACAAACTCAGAAGAACTTGCTGGTTATATTGGAAATAGATTGTCAAGTAGAATTTATAGTAATTCAGAAGTTATAGAATTCAAAGCAGGTGACTGGAGAGTTGGAGGTAAATTAGAATGATACAATTACAAGCTTTAAACTATATTTTGAAAAATCACGACTCTGACTTATTAATGACTTATGGTCCTGAGTATTTCTTTAATTATACAAAAGAATATGATGCCATAAAGCAACATTATCTTAAGTACAAGACAGTACCTGATGCAGTTTCAGTTCTCGAAAAAGTTCCTGATTTTCAGATTATTGATACGAACGAATCTAAAAAGTATATCGAAGAGAAGCTTTTTGAAGAGTTTGTTTATAAAAGAACAAGAGAAATCATGAGCGACAAGAAAGACTTATTCAAGTCTGATGCAGTTAGAGCAAAAAATGAAATGATTGCTGAGTTACAGAACATGCATCCACCTAGAAGCAGTTATGGTACAAACATTGTCGCTAATGCTCAGGAAAGATATGAGAAACTCATTAGTACCTTAGCATCTCCTAATGCAGACAAGTTTAGTACAGGACTTCCTGAATTGGATATGAAACTTGGTGGAGGAATGCATAGAGGTGAAGAAGTAATTGTTGTATTTGCTAGAACCAACAATGCTAAAACCTGGATTGCAGAAAAGTTTGCAGTATCAGTTTGGGCAGAAGGAAACAATGTTGGATTCTTCTCACCTGAGATGACAGCTACCTCAATTGGTTATAGATTTGATACCTTGTTTAAGAATTTCAATAATAAAGGAATTCAGGGTAGTGATATAACATACAATACAGATAAGTATAAGACATATATTGGTCAGTTATCTAAGAACAAAACAGTCTTTAGTGTAACATCACCTCTTGACTTTGATAGAGAAGTTACTGTAACTAAGTTGAAAAAGTGGGTTACAGATTTGGACCTTAAAATGTTAGTTATTGATGGTTTAACATATCTCCATGATGAAAAGGGCAATGGCCATCAGAATGAAACACAGAGACTTACAGATATATCAGAAGACCTTATGACATTGTCAAATGAACTTAGCATCCCTGTTGTTGTAGTTGTACAGGCAAACAGAGAAGGTGCTAGAGATGCAAATGGTGAAGTCAATAATGATACACCTGAAATTGATACAATTCGTGGTTCTGATGGTATTTCTCACAATGCATCAAGAGTTATCTCAGTAAGATGCAAAGATAATATCTTAACACTTTACCTTAATAAGAACCGTTATGGTGAAGTAAATGTCAAGTTAATCTATAAGTATGACATCAATGAAGGTAAGTTTACCTACATAGCAAATCCTAAAGATGGCTTAAATATTGATGCTGATGCAATAAGAGATGAATTTAAAGATAATACAGAGAATTTCTAATGGATATTCAAAATATAGAATTACAGACTGATATTTATAAGATTTTAGACAGATTATTTTCTGAACTGAATAGAAGAGGTTCCTCTTTATTTAGTCAGGGTTATAAAGAATCTGGTGACTATCTTATGGTTCAGTGTCCATATCATAAATTTGGACAGGAAAAACACCCATCTGCTGAGTTTAGAAAAGCAGATGGCTTTTTCTACTGTTTTAATTGTAAAGCATCTCATCCTCTTCCTTCTGTTATCTCAGATTTATTAGATACAAATGGTAGAGCTTGGTTACTTGAAAATTTTGATGGTGTTGATACCTCAAATAGAGAAGTAGACAAGTTAGACTTACCTGAAAGAAAAGTAAAAGAGAAAGTTTATATAGATCCTAAGGAACTAGATAAATATAGAGTAAGACATCCTTATATGTATCAGAGAAAGATGACAGATGAGATAATAGATAAATTTGACATTGGATATGATGAAGAAACTCAATGCATTACTTTTCCTATTAAAGATGAATTTGGAAATATTCTTTTTATAGCACGAAGAAGTGTTAATACAAAATACTTTCACTATCCTAATAATGTTGACAAACCTCTTTATGGTCTCTATGAAATTTATAGAGAAATGAAAGCAGGTAAGAATATTGATACTATTTATGTATGTGAAAGTATGATTAATGCTCTTACTCTTTGGAGTTGGGGAAAGTATGCAATAGCATTGAATGGAACAGGTTCTTATAAGCAACATGAAATGCTAAAGAAAACACCTTTTAAAGAATTGATATTAGCCCTCGATCCAGATCCTGCAGGAAGAAAAGGAACTGAAAAGATAAAAGCTGCTCTAGAAAGCACTAAAATAATTAGTGAACTGAATATTCCTGAAGGTAAGGATGTTAATGATCTTACTTATGACGAATTCACTAGATTGACTGTAAAAGATGATTTTTGGTTTTTATAAAAAAAATAGTTTACAAATATCATTTTTTAGTGTTATAATAAATTTATCAAAAAACCTAATCTAAAAAGGAGAATAATATATGAGTCAGTTTAAGTGGTGTTATGAAAAGTCTTGCAAGGGCAAGTGTGAAGACTATGATAATAATCATTGTGATGGATGCTATTTCTTTGAAGCATACATTCTTGGTATGATGGAAATGGCAGAGAGTGCAAAGTGGGTAGATATTACTAAGGTAAATAGTTGTACAGCTGAGAAGTTATATTCAGGAAAGTGCAGCAAGTGTAACAACACAGTGAGAGTTTGCCTCACTAATGAAGACACAAAGGAATTTGCTAAGGCACTTCCATTCTGCCCCAAGTGTGCAGCATCCATGTTGGAGAAAAAGTAAATGGATAAAGAAGTAAAAAAGATAGCTGAATATATGGGTCAAACAAACCCTATAGCTATTGAAGTTCTTGAAAGTACCTGGTGTACTTTCTCAAAGGAAATCTTAAATAAAGACTGGGCTCCAGTTGAAGACATTACTCTTAAAGCCTATGCAGAATGGCTTAAAAGAGAAAGTGAAATCTGGAGATAAAATCACTTAAAGACTTTTAAAATAAAGAGCTGATCTAAATGGTCAGCTCTTTTAATTTACTATTTACAAAAATATTATTTTTAGTATATAATAAATTTAACAAAATCTTAAAGGAATAGAACTATGTATCTAGAAATTACAGAAGAAGAGCTTAATAATAGAATAAGACACATGGATTACTTGTTCTATTTCAAGAGTCAAGGTGGACATTTTGGATCAACTGAAGAGGTCTTAATGATCTTTGCTGTCCAGAATAAATTTGCTATCTACAATGGAAAGATGGATTATCTTTCTTTGATGTCATCTTGGCAATATGAAAAGTTTGTTAAGAAAATTACAAGATATACAAAGAACTGGAAAGTTCATGACAATAAAAACTGGGCTGGAGATAACTATAACATAGTTATTAACTTTGATGGTGCTCCAAGGTCTTACTGTGGAAATATTTTATGTAAGAATTGGAAAAAGTTTTATAGATTAGTAGATTGTATTAGAAAAGGAATGACAATTGTATGAGTGCATTAGATAAGAGAATGAAGGAATTTTATGAGTTTATCCCAAAAACAAAACTCATGAGAAGATGTCCAGTTGCTATTAGAATTGATGGTAAGGCATTCCACACATTTACTAGAGGTTTTAAGAAGCCTTTTGATAAAATTATGATTGAAACTATGCAGGAAACAACCAAGTATCTTTGTGAGAATATTCAGGGTTGTGTTCTTGGTTATACACAGTCAGATGAGATTACCTTGATCCTTATTGATTATAAGAATCTTGAGAGTTCAGCTTGGTTTGACTATGAAGTTCAGAAGATTTGTAGTGTTGCTGCATCTATGGCAACCATGCAATTTAATAGATTGTTTGCTAAAAAGGTTGCTATGTATAAGGATAAGTTAGATGATCTCAGAGCAATGAGAATTATTACTGATACAGATATTGCATTAGGTCTTGCTTATGAGAAGTCACTTGAGAATGGTGCAATGTTTGATGCTAGATGTTTTAATATTCCTAAGGATGAGGTTTGTAATCTTATCTATTGGAGACAGCAGGATGCTTCAAGAAATAGTATTCAGATGCTGGCTAGAACATATTATTCATCTAAGCAGCTTCAGGGTAAGAAAAATACTATGATTCAGGATATGCTCTTTAAAGACTTTGGTATCAATTGGAATGATTGTCCAGTAGTTGAGAAGAGAGGTACAGCTTGCATTAAGGATGAAGATGGCAAGTGGTTTATTGATGAGAATATGCCTATTCTTAGAGCCAAAGACAGACAGTATGTTGAGAAACTCATCTATCTAGACAAATGAATAAAGAACAACTAAAAGAAGCAATAAAATATATTGAATTTGAAAATAAACTGTATGAGGCTGCTCAGGCAGTTAAAAAAGAATGTAAAATAAATTGTTATTGTGAAAAAATTATATTAAATAGTAAAGATCATATTATCTACACTATTGTTTTTATTGAACCAATTCAATATAATGCTGTTGCAAAAGCTAGTGTTAAGTTTGAATTTGATAAGCTTACCTATGGATTATCTTCAGGTGGACCTTATATTAATAATACTGATAATGTATTAGTAGATGATACAAAATATAATGAAGCCTTATTTAGAATTGGTATGGCTATAGGATATTTTTCAAGAGAATTTCAAAATGAATTAGTACAAATGCAACATGATATTTGTGAGGGCACATAAATGGCTTCATATAAAAATGCTCTAGACAGATTAATGAAAGAAGCTTATTTAGAAGAAGAGCTTAGAAAACTTGTAGATGATGCTAATATAGATTTGGCATCAGATAAGAGTATTGCCTGTTCTCTTAGGAAAATTTATAAAAATGGCATATCTTATTATCATATTATTTTTACTGGTTATGGAATTGATATAGGTTTAGGACCTAAAATAGAAACTCCTATATCATTTAGAGTTGAATCAAATAAAATTGTTTTAGGTAGTACAACTGGAAATATAATAGTAAAAATTCCATCAGTATTAAATAATATTAAAGAATCAGCAATTAATAATGAAAAACATAGATTAGAAATAATCAAACATGAATTTTTTACTAAATATGGTGATAGAATTGATAAAATAATAGAAGAATATAATAAAACTTTAAAGGAGAGTTAAAATGCTAAAAAATATAGAAAAGTACATACCAGTAGATTACAAGTTAACTTGGATAGATAAGTGTATTACTCCTATGGATGCTCCAGCATTTCAAGATAGTGATCCTGAAGTAAAGAAATTAAGTGATGCTCTTTGGCATATTGCATTGAGAGAATTATTTCTTCCTACTGAAGACTAATTTAATTATATATAGTATGTTAGGAGGATAATATATGAGACTTAATCAAGATGGCTGTAATGATTTATGTCCAAAAGACAAAAATCTAGCCATAAACGTTGTAAATTATCTAAAAGCAGGAAATAGAGTTATTGGAGATCCTGGAGAAGGATTAAAACAAACTCTAGCGAAACTTGAAGAACAAAAAGCAAATAGAGATTTTGGTATTCTCGACTGGAAAACTGTAGATGCCGATCTTGAAGAACAAATTTCCAAAACAAAAGCAGGAATAAAAGGTGAGGAGCAGTTATGTGAATACTTAGCTACTCTTATTAAATATGATGATAAGTTAGATGGTTTAATTGCATTTGCCTCACTTGCTTATGATTTTGGTGAAGAGAATGATAAGGATTATATTCCTGATACTGATACTTTATTGGTATACGGTAATCATATTTTAGTAGTTGATGCTAAAAATCTTAAAACAAAACCAGGCAATCCTCTTATTCTAGTTGATGATATGGTTATGGATGCTGAAAAAATGAGAGAATTGATTACTGTACATCCATCTACTCATATTTGGGAAAAAGTAATGGCTGATGCAGGAATTCCTTTAGAGTCAATTGATGGTTATGTATGTATCGTTAATGACCAAGAAGTTGAAATCATAAGAGATGAACATTGGGAAGAATGTAATACTAAACTTATTCATATTGCAGAACTTAGAGATGTTCTTGAACAGTGGGTTGAAGGCAAAGATAATACAGCATCACTTAGAATGTTAACTGAGATTGCTAAAGCACAGATTAGAAAAGAAAAAGATTTGTCTTTTGATATAGACACTATCAAACGTAAGTTTGGTATATAAAAAAATATTTACTTCATTTCAGTCATAAATATAATATGAATTGTAACTAATTTCAGTAATGAAATTGCGGCTTTTTATAAATGAAAGGAAAAAGAAATGACTGATCAAGATTTGGTCAAGAAAATCTCCAAGATAGTTATTGGAGCATTAGCAGGTATAGTAGCAATCATACTTGTATGTAATTGCTTCTATAAAGTAGATGAGCAACATAATGCTGTACTTACTCAGTTTGGTACAGTACTTAAGGTTGACACAGCTGGTTTTTACTTTAAAGCACCTTGGCAGGTTGCAAGAAAAGTAGATATGACCACTCATGGTACACCTATTGGTTATTCAATTGAGAATGGTCAAAATATTCCAAATACAGATGATGGTATAATGATTACAGAAGATTACAACTTCTTAAACATTGACTTCTATATGGAATATGCAGTAGTTGATCCAGTAGCTTATTTGTATAATACAGAAAATCCTGAACTTGTTTTGAGAAACATTGCACAAGCAAATATCAGAACAGTTGTTTCAAATTATACAGTTGATGAAGCTATGACAACTGCAAAGGGACAGATTCAGGCAGATATTAAGCAAGCCATTATGGATGAGCTTGATAAGAATAATATTGGTCTTAAGATTATCAATATTACAATTCAGGACTCAGAACCACCTACAGATACAATTAAGGCTGCATTCCAGTCAGTAGAAAATGCTAAGCAGGGTGCAGACACAGCAATGAATAAGGCTAAGGAATATCAGAATAGCCAGCTTCCTGCAGCACAGGCTGAAGCAGATAATATTATTCAGCAGGCTGAGGCTGATAAACAGGCAAGAATTGCAGAGGCTCAAGGTCAGGTAGAAAGATTTAATAAAATCTATGAGGAATATAAGTTATTCCCTACTGTAACAAAAGCAAGATTATTCTATGAAAGAATGGAAAATGTACTTCCTGGTTGTAAGATTATTATTACAGATGGTACTACATCCACAGTATATCCTGTAGATTCTTTTACAAAGAATACTCCACCTTATAAGCCAGTTGAAACAACAACTACCACAACTGATGGAGGTAATGGCTAATATGAGAAAGAATAAAATTTTAATTGGTGTATTTGCAGGTGTGGCAGTACTTATTGGATTGATTGTATTCTTTGCATCAGTCTATACAGTACATACAAAGGAATCTGCAATTGTAGTTAGACTTGGTAAGGCACAAGCAACAGTTACAGAAACTGGAATGCATGCACATGCTCCATTCATTGAATCTACAGTAAAGGTTTATATGGGTGAGAACTTGTATGATATGCCTAAGTCAGATGTAATTACTTCAGACAAGAAATCAATGATTGCTGATAATTATGTTATTTGGGAAGTAACAGATGCTCTCAAATATTACCAAACACTTGGTGGTGTTAAGAATAGAGCTGAGGAAAGAGTTGAGGCTGCAGTATACAATGCAACCAAGAATACAATTTCTTCAATGACTCAGGAAGAAATTATTGCTGCAAGAGGTATGACTCTTACAAATGCAATTACATCAGCATCTAACTCAGATATTGCACAGTATGGTATTAATATTAAGATTGCTGAAATTAAGGCACTTGACCTTCCTGATAACAACAAGGAAGCTGTCTATAACAGAATGATCTCTGAGAGACAGAATATTGCAGCTGGTTACACAGCTCAGGGTAATAAGGATGCTCAGATTGTCATTAATGATACTGACAAGCAAGCTTCTATTATTAGGGCTGATGCTGAGGCAAAAGCAGCAATTATTAGAGCTGAAGGTGAAGCAGAGTACATGAAGATCCTTTCAGCAGCATATAATGATCCTGACAAGGCAGCATTCTATAACTATCTTAGAGGATTAGATGCACTTGAAGCTCTTGCAAAAGCAGACTCCACAATTATCCTTGATAAGGACTCTGATTATGCAAAGATCCTTTATGGTTATTACACATAATTAAATAAAGAGGAGTAGATCTTTTAGGAGGTCTACTCCTTTATTTTGTGTGTGAAAGGCTATTTAATTATTATATCGTTTATAGTAATTGGTTTACTTTTTAACAATGTTAAATATAATAAATTTATATATATTTTAAAGGAGGTACTGCTATGAAGCGTACTGAAAATGATTTCGAGAAGATTAAGATTACGAAAGCCTCCACTAATAAAGTTGCTTGCAACCTTTATTACGACTCATTTGGAATTGAAAAGATCAAAATTCAAAACTTTGACTATGCATCAAAGCAAAGCATAGACAGTTATATTGATTTTGAAGACGTTATTAGAATTGCAGCTGACTGTATGTCAGGCAAGATTATTAAGGACATTGAAAAGGCTCAGGCAGAAAACAAGCAGTACAGCCTTGGATATAAGGGTTCAAAGTCCTCCTCTATTTATGATGGAAAGCCTGAATCAAGACAGATTACATTTGGTTTGTCTGGTGGTAAGGTTTACATCAATATGACAAGATGTGAAGGTGTAGTTGACCCTGAAAATGGAACCATTAAGCCTAATGCTACTAGAGATAAGTCAAAGGATCTCAAGCTCTCAGTTGGTGTAGATGTGGATAAGTTTAGAGCAATGTTCTTGTATGCAGATGCTTGGATTAAGGCATATCTTTCTAGAGAAGTACCTCTCCTTTATGATGAGGTAGACCAGAAGAGAAAGGAAAATTCTAAGACAAACTAATCCAAATTTGGAGGTACCAAAATGACAATTCCTGAATTATTTGAGAAAGAATTGAAGTTTTGGATTGAAGCAAATGAAAAGTTCCTGGGTGTCACTCCTATCGATGACACCTGGGACTATGCTGATATTCAAGCTTCAATTGACGAATCATGTAAGAAGTTCTGGAACGTTGAAAAACCTTGTAAGTTAGCAACTAACTTAAACAAAGGACTTCTTAATAAAGACGCTAGTCTCCAGGTAAAAAATTCATATATGCTTAAGTTAAACTTCTATAACATGTGTATAGATGTTTTTGGCGATTATGGACCTGAATATGGACTCAAAAAGATCTGCGCAATACCTACTCCTTGCAATGATCTTTGCTGGATTATCAATAGAACACATTACGTCACAAGAGTAGCTGCAACTAAAGATATTTATGGTTGCGTAAGTAAGGAAAGTTACAACCTCATTAAGGGAGAGGGTTGGAATTATACTATTGATACTGATACTTTTGATTGTGTTGTTACAAAAGATGAATATAAGTTCAATCCTACATTGGATGAAATCTTCGATAATCACCTTTCAAGACGTTCAAAGTATTTGTTAGAAGCAGTTCTTGGTGAACCTGTTACAAAGGAAAACTTCAAGGCAGGTTTAAGAAAGCTTCCTACTTTCGACAAATCTTCTATTTTTAATTATAAATTTACGCGTATGGAATATTTTGAGGATGTTGTACTCAATTCTAAGAAGTATGCACAGCCTACAAAAGATATTCTTCTTGGCGTTAATACAATCATTTCTTCAAAGACAAGACAGTGGACAAGTACTAAGGAGCATATTGATGGTTGTTTAGTACGTTCAGAGTCTAAGATCTTTGCACTTGAAAACTTTAGAACATGTGCAAACTTCTTCAATATTGAAAGAAAAGATAACCCTAATATTAATGCTGCAGCTGCAAGCAGTGTACACTCTAAGTTTACCTATAATGATGCTAATGGTTTCTTTGATTCATTCAAGACCGTCACATCAAAATCAGCTGGTAGACAGAGATTATTGCTTGATAATGTAGTTACAAAACATGGTCTTCTTTGGATTGTTGATGAAGATGGCACTATGCATAATATGTTTGAATATTTGGATATGCCTCAGGATGAGAGACTTTCTTGTTTGTCAAAGGCTCCTTTCTGCAATAACGATAAGCCTAAGAGAATCATGATGAATGCTAAGATGACTTCACAGGCAGTTCCTCTTGCTGAAGAAATTGATGAACTTACTCATAGAATTACTGCAAGGGTTGGATTTACTGATATTGAAGGTTATACAGCAGCTGACTCAATCATTATTTCAGAGTCATTTGCAAAGAGACTTAGAACATACGATCAGGAAATTCTCTACTTAGATAAGAATTCAAACCTTTATAAGGCTCTTACAGAAACTGAACCTGTAGTATTTGATCTCACATTACTTAAGGCGGTTTTCCCTAGAAAGAATGATGCAATTCTTCTTTCATTTGAGAATGTCAAGATTGATCACATTGATCACGTTGATGACTATAGAGCAAGAGTATTTATTACTTGGGAAATTCCTTTCAGACTTGGCGATAAGATTACAAATCTTCATGGTGCTAAGGGTACAGTTGGTTTAATCTTACCTGATGATAAGATGCCTAGACTTACCAAGAAAGTTGGTAATATGAAGGCTGGTCCTTTGGAAATAATTATTTCAGGTTATTCAGCTATGAGACGTGGATCTCTTGGTCAGATCTTTGAGGCATGGTCTCTTGCTACTGGAAATACCGATGTTGACTTTGCTGCAGATGCTATTGCAAAACATGGCAAAGCAATGGAAACATATAGTAAGAATTCAATAGTTGAATATAATGGTGAAACACAAGTCATTCCTGTAGGTATTAACTACATTATGAGATTGTATCACCATGCATCAACCAAAGTTTCTTGTTCCTCTGCTGATTTTGCATATAAGAGAACATTAAGATTTGGTGAGATGGAAAAACTTAATCTTGTAGCTAATGATTGTCCTAATATCCTTAAGGAACTTGGTATTAGATCAGTTACTAAGTATATTGGTTCTCATAAGCTTATTAACCAGATTGAAGAGACAAGAGAGCTTCCTAAGAATGCTCATATGTCACTCCAGTTTGTAGAAATTCTTAAATCAATGGGATATAAGTTAACTGTAAGTAAGCTTTCAGATAATTATAGTGGAACAGATGAGAAAGATGATGATAACTTGAATGCTATCATCAAGAAGGAGGTCAAGTCAAATGAAGATGACAATTGAGCCTATTAACATTATTGATGATCCTGCAAATCAGGTTACGTCAGATAAGATCTTTCCTCCTAGAAAGATCAAGGATAAAGATGGTAACTATCTTTTCAATGATGAAGGTATCTTCTCAGAAAAAATTTTCGGTAAGTTTGGTCACTGTAGATGTGGTAAGTTAAGAAAGCCTGGCTACTGTGAAGAATGTGGATGCAGAGTTCTCAATAAGAGAAAGATGCCTGACTTCTTTATTAAGTTTAGTTTTGACCTTCCTAATAGAGTTATTAACTACGGAAAGTTCTCAAACAAGAAGCTTTTAGAGGATCTTCTCTACTATAGAGGATTCATGTATGAAGGAAAGTACATTGAATTTGATCTTAAGAATGATATGTCAGTGTATGAACAGGATAAGATCCTTTTTGGTAAGGAAGCAATCCTTTCAATAGGAGTACCTGAGGAATGGTATAATGGTGCAGTTCATAGACTTATTTCTATTCCTCATACCTCATTCAGAAAGATTACTTTCCAGAATGATAACTATTTCATTGGTGACCTCAATAACCTTTATATTGATATGATCCGTCTTAATAATAAGTATGATAAGCTTAAGAAGAATTCAAAGCTTAACATTCTTAATGAACTCAATATCAGATTTACAATCTGCAATGATCTCACTGTTCTTTATGAACAGCTCTTCCAGATCCTTGCTAGAAATCATAGAAATGTTATTGATAATGAGCTTAAGGGTCAGCCTGAAACAGGTATGATTAGAGCAGTTATGACAAATAACTTCAGTCTTGATGAGGACACAATTCTTATTGGTAAGTATTTTATTGAGACACTCTATCCTAAATTCTTTAGAGAATATATGATAGACGGTGAACTTGATATTAAGGCAATTAACAAGAAACTTAAAGATGAAAAGTATTTAGTACTCTTTAATAGACAGCCTACCATTGGTGCTAAGTCAATTATTGCAATGCACCCTGTATTCTCTGAATTAGATACAGAACAGTTTGTTATTCAGGCAAATCCTATTGTATATGATGGACTTGCTGCAGACGTTGATGGTGACTCATTGAATGTAATTGCTCTCTATTCTAAGGAAGCTTGTGAAGAAGCTGAAAAGCTCTTACCTAGCAAGAATTATATTGAGGGTTCAAATGGTTCTATCAGAAATGGTATACTTGATGAGTTTAAGTATGTAGAAACATTATTAGGAGAATAATACTATGTCAGAGGTAACAAAAAAGAAGCCAGCAACAAAATCTACTGGCAAGAAAAAAGTAGATGACAAAAAGTTGTCTTATATCTTTTTTGGTATTCTTGTTGTAGCAATTATTGGTTTCTCAATATTGTTGTTATTACCTAAGTCTCCTAAGTATGTAAAGAACTTTGGTGATGATATTGTAACAACAATTGAAATCAAGGAAAAAGATGAAACAATTAGAATGCTTGTAAAGATTAAAGATAATGATGTTATTGAACAAAAAGGAACTTTAACTTTTATAGCAGATGGAACATCTCAAGATGCTGAAGGAAAAGAAGTAGCATATAAAATTTATGAAGCTTCTTTTGAACCTTTAGATTCAGAAGAAGAGCCTGAAGTAGTTCAAATTAAGGTATATGAGAAATCATTAATCTTAGCATATGACTCAGGTGAAATTATTGAATATGAGAGGAAATAAGATATATGGCAACACTTAAGAACAGAAAGAAATATGTAGAACACTATCATGATCTTGGTGAAGCAATGTTCACAAACTGTACAATTCCTACAGTTGGTGACTTTGCAAAAGCCTATAGCAAAAAAGATGCTGATTCAATAAAGAAGATTGAAACTATTACTGAGTTTACTGGTAATAAGAAGGATATTGATGAATCAATTGAAAGAAGAAACTCAATTTATTCAGATGCTGAATCTAAGAAGTTCATGAATTCAGTTATTGCGGCAAATATCACAGATATTACAGAATCTGGTTGGTTCTATAAGAAACTTATCAGTTCTTGTGATGATATGACAATTGTTGCAGATGACTGTGGTTCAGTTGGTGAAGAGTATGCTTGTCCTATCAGTGAAAAAGTATTCAATTATAAGATCAAGAATAGATATGTAGTTGAATGCAGAGACTATATTGAGGATATTAAAAAGCTTCCTAGAAATGGTAAAATCCATGTAAGAACATTCCTCACTTGTAAAAAAGGACCTAGACATTTCTGTGCTAAATGTGCAGGATTGTTTAGAAGATCCTATGATACAACATTCATTCCTAAGAATATTGGTATCTATTCAACCCTTATGATTACAGAGCACGCTACACAGGCTTCATTAGACTCAATGAATAAAGGTGTTACAGAAAAGTTGAATGTACTTTTGGAAAAGAGAATTCCTAAGCCTGCTGATCTTAATGAGGCAAAGGAAAAAATTAGAGAAATCATTGATGAAATCGGTGATGTTGGTGTTGACTCAAGATTCTATGAAGTAGCTCTTCTTTCTAGATATAGAAATGGTGAGTTTGTATCACTTCAAAATTCATTTATCAAACAGGAAGATGTTTTTGGTGCATTTGTATATTCAAATACCAAGAAACTTTTTGATAAGATGATTGAAACTGGTGAGTTCAATGCTAACTCAATGAAGACTAAGATAGCCTTTGATGCATACTAATTTAATGTACCAATAATAGTACTGAGGCCTCCCCAACCCGGAGGCCTTTTAAAAAAGTATTTACTTTAAAGCGCTATTGTGATATAATATTTTTAGAAAAGATTTAAGGAGATTTTTGATGGAAATTATAACAGAAAATGGTAAAGATTATTTAGTCTCCTATATTGCTAAGATTGATAACTCAACCATTGATGCTAATGCATTTTTTGCTGATGCAAAGGAAACAGTGAACAATATACTTAAGAAGTATAATTCAATTCACAAGACAAAGAATACCTATATTGCAAAGGGTTATGGTGCTCCTCTCCAGTCAATGCTTTCAAGATTTAGTGGTGATTATTTCTCACCCTCATTTATGAAATCATATGTTGAGGATCCTGCTCTTAACCTTATGGCTAATTTCTTTACAGAGCAGGCAAATGATGCTACAGCTATTGGTACAACCTTCCACTCCTGTATGGAAAATTATTATAATCTTCCTGGTGAGGAAAGAGTTAGATCTAAGTTATGGGAAATTGAAAAGAGTATATTACCTCCTGACCAGGATAAGGAAAAGGTGGATGAATATATTGCTGGTTATATAGATGTAAAAGATTATTTACATCCTAGATCAGCTCTTGATGACACAAAACTTAACTGTGTTACAGAGCATAGAGGTAGAGCCAATAACCTTTATGTAAAGTCAATTGGATATACCATTCCTTGTGCAGTATCCTATGTTGCAGATAGAGTTGACTATAGAGACTCTGATGTAATTATTTTGGACTATAAGACAGGCCACCCTAAGCCTGAGGCAGCAACATTTAATGGTTATCTTGGTTCAATGCTCCTTTATAAGTGGGCTATGGAACAGGAACTTAATACTACTATCAATAAGGGATTCCTCATTTGTCCTGGTAATGCTCCTTCTCAGAAGTATATGGAGTTGGACTATTCCAAGGAAAATGAAGAGAAAATGGCTGAAAATATTGATAGATTCTATAAGAACTTTATGAGAGACAATAGGTCTAGAGAATATGTCTTCACAGGTGAGGGTTACTTCACCACAGATGATGCAAAACAATATAAAGCTATCATGATGGATAATACTATTTGGATGAGTAAGATCCCTGTTAAGATTTATATTGGTGAACATGATGAGTCAGTTCTTTAAGGAGTGTTAAATGAGAAAGCTTACTAAAAAAGGTAGCATTGATGTTCAGACTTTTATGTTATTATGTTTCATGTTAATTATTATTTCATGTCTAATAATGATATTTGTAGTTTCTGGATCAAAAAATCATTGGAATGATGGACGCTGTCCTAAATGTAATACAGAATGGAGATATGTTCAGGCAGTTGGTCATCAATATACTACAGGATATATTTATGTTTGTGATACTTGTGGTGATAAGATAGAAACAAATCATGAACCTGATTGGAAAACAGTAAAGACAGGTGAATTAAATGAGAGCAATTAAAGACATAACTGGACAGAAATTTGGTAAGCTTACAGCACTTTATCCACTAGAAAAAAGAAATTCTAGTGGTAATGCTATTTGGCACTGCAAATGTGAATGTGGTGGAACTAGAGATGCTATAGCTAGCTATTTAATAAATGGTTCTACCACAGGATGTAAAGATTGTCAAACAGCAAGAGGAAAATTTAAAGATATAACTGGTCAACAGTTTAATTATCTAACTGTACTTTACAAAACAAACAAAAAAGACAATAGAAACAGTAGAATTTGGCACTGTAGATGTGTCTGTGGTAAAGAAGTTGATATTCCTGGAGATAGACTCAGAAGTGGTCAAGCTAAATCTTGTGGATGTAAAAATCTTAGAAAAAGCTGTAGTATGGGAAGTACTCATGCTATTAAGAATTCTACTGATTTGACAGGTCAGAAATTTGGTAAGTTAACAGTAATGAGTAGATCAGCTAATAAACATAGAAAGGGTAGATACTGGACTTGTAAGTGTGAGTGTGGTAAAATAAAAGTATATGATACCAATACTCTTATACATAAGACTTCTTGTGGTTGTGATAGAAAGAGAAAGTCTTATAAGATGAGAACTTTTGATTCAGTTTCAGTTGGTGATAGATTTGGAAAACTCACAACTGTCTATTATTTACCTAGTAAACCGGGTCATTGGATCTGTAAATGTGACTGTGGTAATTTAGCTATAATTAGAACTAATGATCTTAAAAAGGGTGTTACTCAGAGCTGTGGTTGTAGAAAAATAAAAAATCCTGATAAATTACCTTATTATAAAAAATTGCTTGATGCCAAAACAGATTTAACTGGAATGAGATTTGGTAAACTCACAGTTGTTAAAGATACTGGTAAATCAAATGGAAAGGGTAAACTATGGCTTTGCAAGTGTGATTGTGGTAACACTAAAGAAGTAACAGATTCAGCTCTTAGATTTAATATGACTAAAACCTGTGGTTGTACAAAATATAATGGAAAAGACTTAACAGGTCAAAGATTTGGCAGACTCACAGTACTTGAGAAAACAAACAAGAGATGTCATGGTTATATTGTTTGGAAGTGTAAGTGTGATTGTGGAAACATAGTAGAAATACCTATGCATAATCTTTCATACAATAATTCAACTAGATCTTGTGGATGTCTATTAAAAGAAACTAAAGCCACATGGGGACAAAGAGTAAAAGATAATTATAAAGAGTGGAAAAAGTTATGAGATTTATAGATTTAACTGGTAAACAGTTTGGAAGACTCACTGCTTTATATACTAATAGAAGAAATGGAAAAGGCAATATTATTTGGCATTGTAAATGCCAATGCGGAAATGAAACTGATGTTTTAGGAATTAACCTCAGAAATGGAGCTACAAGATCTTGTGGTTGTTTATTTAAAGAAACTCATAAGGTTATTAAAAAACCAAATGATTTAACAAATCAAAAATTTGGTAAATTAACTGCACTTGAAATGGTGGGTAAGAATTCTATTGGTGCTATTAAGTGGCGCTGTAGATGTGATTGTGGAAATTATAGAGACGTAGTAAATAGTTTATTGCTTAATGGTAAAGTTACAGCTTGCCTTGAATGTTCTAAATTAGGTCGTCAAAAAGACATAACTGGGCAGCAATTTGGTAATCTAACTGCATTATATTCTCTTAATAAAACTGATGAGCATCATTCTATAATATGGCATTGTAAATGTATTTGTGGTAAAGAATTAGATATATCTTTAATGAAATTAAAAAATGGTTCTGTATTTTCTTGTGGATGCTCAAAGAAACCTAAAAATCCTACACCATTGACAGATAAACGTGTTCATAATTTAATTGGTCAGAGATTTGGTAAGTTAACTGTAATTGCTGATACAGGTAAGTCAAATCGTTGGGGTAAAATTTGGCTATGTCAATGTGACTGTGGTAATACTAAAGAAGTAGATAGTAATAAACTTCATATGAAAAGTGTTACATCTTGTGGTTGTGTAAGAAAAGATCTAACTGAATATAAAAGTAGACATTTAGAGGGCCAACAGTTTGGTCAATTAACTGTTCTTGAATATGCTGGAAAAAACAAATATAGTCAATCCATTTGGAAATGTAAATGTAGTTGTGGCAATATTAGATATGCAGTTGGTAGTTATCTTGTAAGAGGAATGGTAAAATCTTGCGGTTGTTTAAGAAATAAAAACAAATAACATGAATAAAGAAAAATATTTTATAGATTTACAAGATATGAAATTTGGGCGGTTAACTGCCCTTTTTCCAGTAGAAGAGAAAGCTAAGAATGGTGAAACTCAATGGATGTGCCAATGTGAATGTGGCGGCACAAAAGTTGTAAAAGGCAGTCATCTTAGAGGTGGAAATACTCAATCTTGTGGATGTATTAGAAATAAGAAAATAGAAGGTCAGAAGTTTAACAAATTAACTGCTATCAAGTCAAGACGAAGAGATGATGGTAGAGTAGTTTGGTTATGTAAGTGTGACTGCGGAAATGAAATCGAAGTTCTTACTGCTGATCTTCTAAATGGTTTATATGTTTCTTGTGGTTGTACAGGAAGTAGAAGAACTAAATTTAGAACAGTTGAGTCATTTAATACAAAAGCAATCTCTAATTTTGTGGGTAAGAGATTTAATGAATTTGTTATTCTTGCTCCTACTCATAAGAGATATTTTGAGGATGTGCTTTGGAAATGTAGATGTGACTGTGGTAAGATTTTCTTTGCACCCACAGCATTTATTTTGAATGGTAAAATAAAATCATGTGGTCATTTACATGAAGCTTTCAATAAGAATTTTGGTAAAGACATAAGACGAAAATCGAATAGATATGTATTCAATAAGATAGGAATAGGTTTTACTATCAAAGGTGAAAAGTTCTATTTTGATAAAGAGGACTATGACAAAATAAAAAACTATTGTTGGCGTTTTAATGAATATGGAACTCTTATTGCTCATGATCCTGAGTCATGGCCAGAAAAGAAATCAGTCATACCGGCATGGAGAGTTATATTTAATGAGAAAGATAAGTCAAAGAAAATAGTATATAAAAATAAGAATAAATGGGATCTTAGAAAGAGGAATTTGGAGGTGATCTAATGATACTCTATGGAGTAATACTCGTTACTTGCCTGATTATTGCCTTTTTTGATTATAAATATCAATCAGTTCCATTAGCTACTTTGATTATTAATTATATTGCTATATGTTATCTCATTGGTAATCCCGGATTATATTTAGGAGTATTTATTATATTTTATGCTCTAGCAAAAGAACTTCCAATAGACCTTTTGTACGTCTCTTTAATAGTCTATTTAATAATAATAGGAAGCGTCTCTACAATACATATAGCAGTGACTTTAATATTTAGTCTATTCTATATAGTATTTTCTAAAAAGAAGAAAATTAGCTTTTTGCTTCCATTAGAGGTTATATTAATGTCAGCTTTAATTTAAAGGAGGATGTAATGGAAAAATCTTTATTGATTAAACGTTTAGTTGAATGTAAGGATGTGAATAATAAATTAACTGAGGCATATAATCTTTCAATGCAAAAGGATCTTGAAGCATCTGAACTCTTCACTAAATGCACAGCATTAATCAAAGAGCTTTCAGATCTTTCTTTAGACTTTGAATATTTGAGAGAAAATGCACCTAAGTATGATCTTAAGAGAAATGAATTTAGTAGTCTTCTCGATGCAATATGTGAATACTTAGGAGATGCCGTTGAATATAGTGTATATCAAGGACCAGTCTTTGCAAAAGCATCTCATCTAGAAGGATGTCCTATCTCAACTGATGATTTAGTGATGTATACAGCAAAACCTTTTGATGTAATAGTTCGTCCTGTAGTTGAATTTGATAAAGAAAAGTATAAGACTTGTAAGTGCTATCGTGAAAGTACTGGTTACTATGATGTATATTTGACAACACTTGAGAAGTGAGGAATTTAATATGTTAAGTACAATTTTACAGAATTTATGGGCTTTTGCAATTTCAATGCCTACTAACTTAATAATTATTTTCATCATTTGTATTATCATGAAAGTAGTTTTTAAGAAGAAGACAAAGGATTGCATTTATTTCGTCCTTGGTTATTTAGCAATTGGTCTCCTTTTAGGAATCTTTGGTATCACAATGCCAAGCTTCTTACAAATTGGTAGATGGATTGCAAATGGAGTTAAGACCGTTTGGAACGGTATTTGGTAAGTTTTCTTTTTTCTCCGGAGGTCAACTCCACTTATATTGAATAGGTCTAGGCAAAAAGTCTAGGCCTATTCCTTGCCTTTTTGTTTACAAGACATTATTTATAGATTATAATGAATTATATTAAGTAAAAAGGAGCAAATGCATGAGAGTAAAATATTTATATGCAGAAGTTGATAGAAGAGGAGAACTTACTATAGATAAGTATCCTTATGTTGAAGAACTTGAAAATCTTACAATGACAGAAGATGGAAGATTTGAAATCTGTTTAATGGATGAGTGTGATTTTTTATCATATAAGACTTTTTCTTATGAAACATATAAATCACTTTGGGATGAGTTACTTAGAAGTGGTTATATTGATCTTACAAAATTTGGATATTTTATTCCATGTCAAGATTTAAGAAATATTAAGGAGTAATTATGAGCTTTATTAAAATTGGTGAGAATTTGGTAAATGTAAAGAATATTGCATATATTTCAGAGGATGAGCTTAATGAAAATCAATCAGTAATTTATTTTATTGGTGGTAGTAAGTTGAGACTTCCTAAGACATTGGTAGCTAGTGTTTCTTATGAACTTGAAAAGGGGTTAGTACAGTGAAAGTAGGATTTTATGCAGGATCATTTGATCCTTTTACAAATGGACATCTTCAGGTAGTAAAGAAAGCATGTGAGCTTTTTGATGTAGTAATAATTGGAATTGGTACAAATTCTGCAAAAGCTAGAAGATTTGATAAGCTTAAGATGGTCACTGCTATTAAGGAAGTAATGGAAAAAGAAGGCCTTGATGAAAAGGTAATGGTTATTACTTATGAAGGAATGACAACAAGTATTGCTAAAAAGTATAATGCAAATTATCTCATTAGAGGCATTAGAAATGGCATTGACTATCAGTATGAAGAGAACATTGCCTCTATGAATCAAGAAGTTGATGGACTTGATACTATTTACTTTAGAGCTGGAGAGCTTGGTAATGTAAGTTCAAGTATGGTTATGGAACTTCTTAAAAATGATAGAGATGTCTCTAAGTATCTTCCTGAGCCAATCTACAATCTTGTTAAAACTAACTAAATATTTTAGCAAAAAGTATCAAAAAATTTACAAAAAATTGTTTAATTTTTCAAAAAATAATATATAATATCAATACACAAAAGGTATAGATTATATGTATTCAAAAACAAAAATAGTAAATTTTTTATCCAAACAATTAAATATTAGTAAGCAAGATCTACAAAAATGTTGTATTACAGAACTTTTTGATATTCTTGATAAATGTGGACTTACTCAGCAGTTTGAACAACTTTTAGCGCATTAAAGGTAGCATATTAGTGCTATCTTTTTGTGTGCATAAAAGTACCTTTAATAGTACTATTAAAAAATCAGCTAAAATATAAGTTTACATACATAAACCAATATGATAGAATAGCACTATAAAATAATAAAGGAAGTTACAGAATGAAGTTAGTTGTTATTGGAAGCTCATCTTTTTCAGACAAGGAATTATTTGATTCAACAATCAAGGACTATTCAGCTGATGAATATATTGTAAAGGCAAAGAGTGACTTTGCAACATGGATCCCTGGAGCCACAACATTCACAAAATACAATGACTTGGTAATTGAAGATGACATGCAGATCCTGGCATTCTGGGATGGTGAGTCTCTCAATGTAAAGAGGATTGTAGAAGCATATCCTGAAAAGTCAACCATTGTTACCTTTGAAAATAAGGCAGTCAAGTCTTTCTATGACATGGTAGAACAGATCAAGAATGAAAAGTGGAAGGAAGGATGCAGAACCCTTATTAAGAAGCTTCCTAATTACTTCTGGGTGGTTGCAGCATCATCCTCTGGGAAGTACCACCCTAAATGTGACTTGGGCTCTGGAGGGCTTGTAAGACACTCTGTGATGGTAGCTGTTACAGCTGTTGATTTGGTAAGAGCTGAGATTTTTGTAGAGGACAATGACCTCAATGCTGATATGGCCCTTATTGCTGGCCTTTTCCATGATTGCCTCAAACAGGGCAAGGATTGTACAGGTCACACAGTATTTGAGCATCCTGAATTGGCAGCTGAATTCCTTAATGAGGAACTTAAAGATTATATTGAGGAACCCTACCTCTCAATTATTTGTGGTGGTATAAAGACACACATGGGAAAGTGGACCACATCAGATTATGCACCTGATGTAGTATTGGAGAAGCCCTCCACAGCTTTCCAGAAGTTAGTCCATACAGCTGACTATGTAGCAGCTAGAAAATATATTTCAGGTCTTGAGGAATGGCAGTAAAGGAGAAGAACTAAATGGAAATTACAAAGAATTCATTTTATGACACAATGGAAGAGGTTCTCTATGGGGATTGTGTTGCTGACTATATTACAAAGTCAGAAATGAAGGATTATCTTAAGGACATTAAGAAGTTTATAAAGCATGCCAAGGATGGAGATGAATATTGGTATGCAGGTAGTAAGTATATTATCACCAATTGTTAAAATAAACAAAAACCACTTTAAATTTATATAAATTTTTTGACAAAAGTTCTTTAAGTTTTTAGTTTACAAACTATAAAAAATGACCCATAACTATATATGGGAACGTTAATAAAGGAGGTAATCAATGAAGCTTAAATAACTCAAGCGGTTTACAGGAGTAAGGATTTGTGGTATAATAATACTACACAAGAATAATGAGGTGAACAAGTATAATGAAAATTACTAATGCTGTAGAAAAAATTATCAATAAGGAAACCAAGGATAAGGAAATAGATCTGGATAAGTATTCAGAGATTATGGCTGATCTCACAGGTGATGAATATGTTGAACTTATCAACAAGCTTAGTGAGTTGGGTTATACAGTAAGTAGTAAGGAAGAGGAAGAGGATGAAGAGGCTGATGCCCTTATCAATAGTAATGACATTAAGTCAATTATCTCAAGATTCCCTCTTCTCACAAAGGAACAGGAACTTGACTTAGCTAATAAGAAGCTTGAGGGTGATTTGGATGCTAAAGAGCTTCTTATCAATTCAAATCTGAGATTGGTTGTCTCAATTGTAAAGAAGTACCTCAATAGAGGTGTTGAATTCCCTGACCTGTTTAGTGCTGGCTGCACTGGACTTACAATGGCAGTTGATAAGTTTGACCCTTCCAAGGGCTACAAGCTCTCAACATTTGCCACATGGTGGATTAGACAGCAGATTACAAGTGAAATCTCAACTATGGGTAGAATGATTAGAATACCTGTAAATACTGCTCAGAAGGTAAATGAGGTTAAGAAGGCTAAGAGAGCCCTTGAAATTGATCTTAATAGAGAGCCTTCCCTTGAGGAAGTTGCAGAAAGACTTGGTATTACTGAGGAAAAGGTAATTGAACTCCTTAGTTATGATATTCAGCCTATCTCCTATGATCAGGCCATATCCAGTGACTCAGATGATACCCTTCTGGACTTCATAAGCACAGAATTGGTTGATGAGGATGAAACCTCAGACATTATTAAGGCCCTTGATGAGATTGAACTCAAGAAGGAAGTCAGAACCCTTATGAGAACTCTGACCCCTAGAGAGAAGCAGGTTATCCTTCTCAGAAAGGGATTTATCAATAATAAAGTTTATAAGCTCCAGGAAATTGGTGAAATCTTGGGTGTAACTAAGCAGATGGTTAAGTCCATTGAAGAAAAGGCCACCCATAAGATGAAGATTGAATCAGTTGTCATCCAGATGAGTGAAAACTAATTGATACAAAAAATTGGTTTACTATTTAAGATAGGGGACATATAATATCATTATCAAACATAAAAATAATGTTTGTACTACAGACGTAGTTGTTCTCCTTTTTCAAAAAGCTATCATCGAAAGGTGGTAGCTTTTTTAATGCATGTGAAGGGCTATTTAATTATATAAGTTAAATTATAGTTTACTTATAAGGAAAAAGACATATAATACAATTATCATTTATGAAAGGAAATTAAACATGGCAGCAAAGAAAAATCTGTATGACGAGTATAGTATCGTAACAGAAACGCCAAGAGAGTTTACACGAAGAGTTCCAAGTACATATCTTGGAAGTTCGCGTACAAATACAAACTTGGTAAAAGAAGTGTTTGCTAATGCAGTTGATGAACATGCTATTGGACACGGTGATACTATTAACGTTACTATTGACACTGCTAAGAACATTTACTCCATTGAGGATAATGGACAAGGCTTCTTAGTTAATGCCGGTATTGATGAAGAAGGAGAAACAATTCTCCAAAGATCCTTTGACAAACTTAATACCTCAGGTAAGACCTCAGCAGACGGTGTTTATGAAGGTACTGCACTTGGTCTTAACGGTATTGGTGCTAAACTTACCAACTGGTTGTCACTAAAATTGAATGTTATTACTTATAGAGATGGTAAGTTTGAGGAACTTGATTTTAAGGATGGAATTTTCCAGAAAAGAAAAGTCGGTGAAACAAAGAGAGCTTCAGGTACAAAGGTTACTTGGTCACCTGATCCTAAATTCTTCGCTCAAAACATTCCTGATATTGCAATGTTAAAGAGCCACTTTGAGGTAATTGCAGCTCTTTGTCCTAATCTCACTATAAACCTTGTTTATAATGGTGAAGAGTCAAGTTATTCAGAACCTGGTGGTCTTAATTCCTATGTAGATAGGAAAGTAAAGAGTAAAGAATTATTCTCAAATAGATTCGCCACAGAAAGAACAGTTGATGTAACTTACTTCAAGCCTAAGAAGTACCCGGGACTCACACTTAAAGACACAGACTTTAAGGATGGAGTCTATAATTATGATAGAACTAATGAAATTGGTTGGGATCATATACCTCACAAGGCTGAAGACATGGTGGTTACTATCAAGAAATCAGAATGTGAACAGTTCACAAGACAAGAAAAACTTAATATTTGTATGACATATACTTCAGATTATTCTGAGAATATTGATGCATATGTTAATCTTGGTCACACTGATGCTGGTGCACATATTCAAGCATTCCATACCGCATTTGTTAGAGCAATCAATAAATATGCCACAGATGCCGGATGGTTAAAGAAGAATGACAAGAATTTCAATAGTAATGAAATTTCAGAAGGTCTTTATGTAGCATTTAATATGACTACCACAACAGCAAAATATGATGCTCAGAATAAATCAAGAATTGATGATATTGATGCAAAAGTAATCAATGTTGTAGTTGGTGGTGACTTTGCTACTTGGTTAATGAATAATCCTGGTGACGCTAAGATTATTGTTGACAGAGCTTTAACTGCTAGAAAGGCAAGAGAAGCTGCACAGAAAGCAAAGGAAAAGATTAGAGATGCTTCAAATGGTAAAGGCGCAAAGTCTATCTTTACAGACCTTCCTACAAAGCTTTCAGATGCTTATCCTAAGAACAAGAAAGATAGAAGTAAGTGTGAATTATACATCTGTGAGGGTGACTCAGCTGCTTCATCTATCAAGGGTTGTAAGAATGCTGAATTCCAAGCAACATTCCCTATTAGAGGTAAGATCTTGAATTGTCAAAAAGCTACAGCTGCTCAGGTTTATGGCAATGCAGAGATTGCAGCTATTACAAAAGCACTTGGTCTTGATATTGACAAAACAACAGGTAAGCTTATTTATGATACAAAGAAGCTTAGATACGATAAGATCATAATTGCTTCAGATGAAGACGTTGATGGTCTTGATATTGCTTCATTGTTATTGACAGTATTTAACTGGGTATGTCCTGAACTTATTGAGAATGGTCATATCTATCATGTACATGGTGCATTATTTAAGGCAACATTCAAAGATGATACTTATAAGTTATTCCAGACTGAAGCTGAACTTGAGGCTTGGAAAAAGACTAATAAGAAGCCTTATATACTTTCAAGAGCAAAAGGTCTTGGTGAGTTGACAAAGGATGAGACTAAGGAACAGTTAGTAAATCCTGCAACTAGAAATCTTCATAGACTTGTAGTTGATAATATGGAAGAATTTAACAAGTACCTTGACATGGCTAAGGGACCTGATCCTGAGGCTCGTAAGGTTTATCTTGAAGAGCACTTCAATGATTATGAAGAATAAGGAAGGAAATTAGTATGACAAAAAGAACTCCAAAAAGTACAGGTGTTGAAATAGTGGAGCGTGAACCTGTCTCAATGCCTATTGTTGAGGAAATTACAAAGAACTTTGTTCTTTATGCTAAGGAAATCAACAAAAACAGAGCATTCCCTCATTTGCTTCCTGGTATTAAACCTATTCATGGTCATGCCTTATGGGCAATGTGGGCAAATGGTAGAAAACATAACAAACCTTTTACCAAGTCAGCTAAAATTGCTGGTGAAGTAATGAGTTATTCACCTCACGCTGAGTGTTATGGCTCATTAGTATTGTTATGTCAGGACTTTACATATCATATTCCTTATATCACAGGTCGTGGTTCATTTGGATCTTTAACAGGTGGTCCTACTCCTGCTGCCTCAAGATATACAGAAATGAAGCTTAGTGAATTTATTGAAGATGTACTCTTCTATAACACAAAGCTTCTAGATATGGGTATGAACTATTTGGAAGAAGAACCTGAGCCTATTCTTAACACTTGGGTTGCACTTTTACCTTTGTTATTTATGACAAATACCTCAGGTATGGGATATACAGTTTCAAACTCTTGGTCCTCTGGTAACCTTTTAGAGTTTAGAGAACAGTTACTTAATTATCTTAAGACAGGTAAAGTTGATTGTTCAAAGATTTATCCTGACTTCCCTAATGGTGGTATTATCATCAATAAGTCAGAGATGAAAGAACTCTATGAAACAGGTAAAGGTACCATAAAGCTTAGAGGTAAGACTGAAATTGAAGGTGATACAATTAAGATTTATTCACTTCCTTATCAGAAATATCCTGAGCAATTTATGGAAGATGTAAAGAAGCTTGTTACTACTTCACAAACAACTATCACTGACGTTGCAGATAGATGTGATGATGAAGGTTTCTTAATTGAAATTGAATGTGAAGCAGGTACAGCTGAATATGTAAGAGAAGTTCTTTTTAGAAAAACTTGTCTTCAGGTAAATATTTCAGATGAGCATAAAGCAGTTACAGCTGCTGGTAAGCCTGAACTTATCACATTCCCTGATTATATGAAGACTTTTGTTGATGCAAATATTGCTCTTGTTATTAAAGAAGCAGTTCTCAATCTTGAGGAAATCAATGAAAGAAAAGAATTAGTTGATGGTTTACTTAATGCTTTGGAAATTATTGATGAAATTATTAAGACAATTAAGAAGTCAAAGTCAATGGATGATGCAAAGACTGCTATCATGAAGATGCCTAAGTATAAGTTTACTGAAAAGCAAGCTGACTACATTGTACATACACCTCTTGGTAGATTAGCAAATCTTGAGCAGGTTAAACTTCAGGATGAGAAGAAGGATCTTGACAAGAGAAAAGCTGAGATGGAAGATCTTAGAGATAATCCTAAGTCTCAGAAAAAGTACTTCCTCAACAGATTTAACAAGTTAGTTGATAAGTATGGTTGGGAAAGAAAAACTGAAGTTATTGATGTTGAGATGCCAGATCTTAGAGTTGCAGTTGATAAGCCTGCTAAATTGGCTAGACCTAAGAAAGAATTTATGGTAGTTCTTACTGATACTGGTGCTCTTAAGAGAATTGAAGTCACTAAGTTCAGAGCAACTGGTGAAGACAATAAGAACATCAAGGTTCAGGGTAACCAGAAAGTCACATTGGTTACAAATAAAGGTAATATGTACAAAGTAATGTCAAATCAGATCAATTTGTGCATGCCTGCTGCAGCTGGTACTCCAATCAAGGATATTAGACCTGAAATCAGTGATGATGAAAAGGTTTTAGCTATCTATGATGAAGCAGTTACAATGCCTTATATTTACTTTGTTACTAAGAATGGTCTTGGTAAGTGTGGTAAAGTTAAGGATGTTGTTGGCTTGAGTAAGAAAGTTGGTGCAGTTGTTTGTGGTCTTAAGAGTGATGATGATGAAATCATTGCAATTAAGCTACTTGATGATAAGAACAAGGTAGAAATTATCACAGACAAGAGAAAAGAAGTAATTGTTCCTGGTAAGGCACAAGGTAGAAGCTCATCTGGTAAGAAGGTTATTAACCTTAAGAAGGGTGAGGAAATTATAGAGGTTCACTCAGTTTAATAGTAGTGGCTCTAGTCAGTAAAATGGCTAGAGCCCATAAATTTAATAAAAATCTCAAAAAACAGAGATTTGTCACAGTTATTCGATAATAAATAATATTAAAGTATAATATCATGTTAACGCAGAAGAAACTCGCAGAGACAGATATAGAGAATTATAGACGTGTCAGTTGAAAGTCAGAGAGAGCATTCTGAAGCCTTCTGAGGATAACTAGAACATATTTACTATTAAGGGTAGTGAGCATATAATATTAGTATAAGGAGTTATATTAAAAAATGGATTTGATGCAGAAAAATAGGGACATGCTATTGGCAGGTCGCTATAACATTCAAGACACACGACAATTGTCAAAAATTGCCAGTCTTAAAAATCCAAATGATTATGACTTATATCTAATTGCTTGTGCTTTATGTAATTATGATATACCTGAAAAAGCTGAAGCTAGAGATCTACGAATGCAGCTTTTTATAAAAACTAATAATTCAGGAATTGATTACAGTCATGATGATTCGGATTATGGAAAAATAGAAACCAAACTTAAATGTACCAATACAGGTAAGACGAATAAGTATGGTTTGTATGAATATGAAGTCAACGTAAATGACAGAGATTTGGTAGCAGACCTTTGGGAATACAAAACGAAGGATTGCTTAAAGTATGTTGACAATAGATCATTTTCAGATAAGATTATTATTTCAATCGGAAAAACTCAATTGGAAAATTTCAAGGCTATGTTAAAGAAACTTGGCATTGCTTATGAAAATAAGGACATAAATGAAGGCATTATTTATACAAATAAATCAACTCATAAGTTGATTGATATAAATACTCTAAACCTTCCTTTCACTCCTTATGACTTCCAAATTGAGGACGCTGAAAAGATACTTAAAACAAAGAGAGCACTTCTTGGACATGAAATGGGTTGTGGTAAAACTCTTATCTCAATCCTTGTCGGTGAAAGCATAAAGATGCCTAAACTAGTTATTTGTCCTGAGTCTCTTAGATTAAATTGGGAAAAAGAAATCAGACAAGCAAGAGCAGATGCAGATGTTCAGATTCTTTATAGTAATGAGTCACCTCATTTTGGTAAAGATTGGACTATCGTAGGTTATTTGACAGCAAGTAAGTTTTTACCTAACTTGAAATCATTCAAATGTATATTTGTTGATGAATGTCAGAACTGTAAAGCAGTAAATAACTGGGGAAAGCCAACAAGTAAAAGAGCAAATTCTGTAATTGATTTGGCTCAATCTGCTGAGTATTGTTATCTTTTATCCGGTACTCCACTTCCTTCTCATAACAGAGACTTATTTAATATTCTCAAAATGTTAAAGTGTGAAAAGTTTGATTTTAATAATCAATGGGCATTCAAGCATTTTGCTGATAAGTTCTGTGATCCTAAGGAAACTCATTGGGGTAAAGATTATTCAGGTAATAGTAATTCTGAGGAACTTCATAAGGTACTCAGTGCTCTTATGACAAGAAGACTTAAGAAAGATGTATTACCTAACCTAACAAAGCAACGTCAGTTTATTCCTATTGCACCTAAGTTTAAGAAAGACTACAAGGATATTGAAAAGAGATTATTTACACCTCAAGATGGTGATACATATATGGCTCTTGCAATGACAGGTAGACAATTACTTAGTCAATATAAGTTAGATACTGCAATTGAATTAGCAGAGACTCTTTTGAATGCTGATGAGAGTGTAGTTATTGTTACTAACTTTGTTGAAACAGCTGATAAGCTTATGGAACACTTTGGAGATCAGGCATGTGCTATTAGAGGTGGCATGACTGATAAACAAAAAGAAAAGGCAAAAGAAGAATTCCAAAATAAAGAGAAAACAGTATGTGTATTAAATATGCAGGCTGGTGGTGTAGGTCATACCTTAACTGCCGCTCATGCAATGATTATAATTGATTATGCATGGATCCCATCTGAAATGATCCAGGTAGAGGACAGAATCTGTAGAACAGGTCAAGATGAACATTGTATGATCTATTATGTATATTGTGTTAATGCTATATTTGATAATCTTTTTATTGATATGATTAGTAATAAGTCTGCAAATATTGATTTGGTCGTAGATAATGCTCAAAATACATTTGACTTAAGTTATGAAAAAGATAACTCTAAGACATTTATTGAAAATCTCAAGGAGTATATCAAGAATAACTCAACTGTCAAAAAGAAGCAAAAGACCATTTAACTATAAAAGGAGAATGGACTTATGGATGATAAAGAAAAATTAGAAAATGAAGCTATAGACACTGAGTTTGTAGAATCAGATTCTAATGTAGATAATGAAAAAATAGGTAAAGATAGTGAAGGTCTCGATACTCCAAAGGTCGAGACCAAACCTGTTAAGAAAAAAGTAATGACAGCTAAATCATTTGCAGCTATTATCATTGCTATTATTATTGCTGGTGGTGCTATTGGATATTCTATATATGAATACAATAGAGCAAAAGCCGGAGTAGATGCTGTTATGAGTCATAATTATGAATCAAATGGAACTACCGGGACCTCAACATCTGAAGTTACTTCATCTTCATTGAGTGATGAAGATCTTTGGGAAAGTTATGTTACAGATAGAGAAGCTGATAATGGCATAACTGGAACTACTAGAATAGTTCATGGTGAATATGGTGATTATGCAGTTGATGAAGCTGGTCGTGAATGGGAATTAGAAGAAGGAATAAATGATCCAGAAAATAATGCAATGGCAACAATGGATACTGAGGAAACTTTAGCTCCTATCTCATTTAATCCTCAAAAAGATGTTAATGCAGATAGTAGTCTTATTGGAATTTCAACAATTTCAGTTGATGGTATTATTTTAGACTTTCCTGTAGACTACAATACAGTTAGTTCTAAATTTACATTGATTAGAGATGAAAATGAATCAGTTGATGCCATTGATCCTGATGAAATTATAAATGATGAAATCTCTTTAATGTATAAATCAAAAACAGGAACTGGAAATGTTTGGTTTACATTTAGTTCTGAAGGTGCATCTAAGAAATTAAGTGAATGTAAGTTAGTTAAAATGGAAATAACTAGTATCATTCATGGTACACCTACTAATCATAATATGTCAATTGCATTAGGTGGTGGAGTAAATTTTGGTGATGATTATGACACAATAAAATCAAAATTTCCTGATGTACCTGTAGATCACTTAAATAAATATCCAGCTTTTATGTTAATCTATGAAAAAGATGGATATAAATATTATTTCTTTGGAGATAATAACGGCTTAACACAAGTCACAATAGAATTCTAAAAAGGAGGGAGACATGAAAAGACTATTAAGAATTTTAGCTGTAATTGCTGTTGTCTTAGGTGTGTTATACATGTGTGGCTATAACCTCACATCTATAAAACATTCATGGGAAATTCAGGCTCCTGAGAAAGTTTTTAGTCCTTTAAAAGAAGCAATCCCTTCTGCAGTACAGAATCTTGGAACTCCAAATGATAATAACACTGATCCAACTATTGTCACAGGAACAGATGATGTTAATTGGACTATTCCAACAAACAATGATCCTTTATTTAATCCCAGTAAAAATACTGATGAAACAATTAGTATTGCAACTAGTGAACAAAATGGTGGATCTGGTAATGGTGGATCCGGTAGTATTGGTGCAAGTAATGAAATCAATATTACTAATAAGAATGGTGGAACTGGTGAAACTGAGAAACTTGATGTTACATTGTCTAGAGACATCACAGTTAATATCAATGGTAAAGAAGTAAATCTTAAGACACAAACCTCTATTTCATTTGTTAAATGGTTAGCAAATAATTATAAAGATGGTAGTGATGTTAGTTACTATGATAAGGATGGAAATCCTATTGGAGAAACAACAACCACTGAGACAATAGAGGCAACCACAGAAACATCAGAAACTACAGAAACCTCAGTAACTGAAACTACAAAGGAAACTCCTTCAGTCAATCCTAAATTGATTGATGATGTACAAGTTAGTTATGATGATCAGCTTTCTGATTATGCACATCTTGTAGTATTAATTGCAGATATTGAAGTAGTTGATGAATTACCAGATTATAACACTTTACCTAAATATAATAGAGATACTTTTGAAAAGCCAGTAAAGAGTTATATTTTAGGCGGACTTAAGATAAATAGAAATAATTATTCTTGGCGTACAAGTCCTTTCTTTAATCAGAAAGATTTTACTTTTACTTGTCCTTATACTGGAAAAGTAATTACTGACACAGATGATAAGAAACAAGACAATGACTTTGGTACTCTTGATTATGACCATATTGTACCTCTCAAATCAGCATATATTAGAGGTGCTAGTGAATGGTCAAAGGATAAGCAAAATGAATATGCTTATGACCAGTGGGTTGGTGTAGATGTTCTCAACTCAGCAAATAGAAGTAAAGCTGATAAAGGACCTCTTGAATACTTACCTGAAAAGAATATTGAAGACTATTGCTATTCTTGGTTACTTATTTGTAGTAAGTATGATTTAAAGATGACACAAGCAGAGATTGATCTTTGTAAGAAATATATCGAGAATGCTCTTAATAGTGGTGAACCTGTAACTCACTTAGGTGGACACTATGATGGCTAAAATTGTATCATTATTTTTATTTACTTATTGAAATAATGACTATATAATATTATTATAAACTTTTTAAAGGAGATTTTTAAATGCAAGGAAGAAAGCCAACGAGATATGAATGGCCTATACTTGAAGCAAACAACCTTAACACAAAAGAATGGCTAGTGCAGAAGAATGCTAATGATTATATGCAATTAGTCAACAAGAAAACTAAAAAAGAAATAATAATAAATAAGGAATAGTCTTTATGACTATTCTTTATTTTAATAAAAGGAAAGGAACTGATATATGAACATTATTTTAAGTGGTCCAGATGCATGCGGAAAGACAACTCTCGGTGAAAAACTTAAGGCAAAGTATAACATGCCTATTATTCATTCCACAGCAACTACAAGAAATACGTTAGAGTATCATTTGGATTTGATTGACTATCATGATAATACTATCTTTGATAGATTTTCAGTCGGTGAAATGATTTTTCCTAAGATTTATGGAAGACCTGCAATGCTTACTGAGGAAGAGTTTTTTAAGACTCTTAGAAGAGTAGAAGACAATAATGACATGTATATTATCTTTACATGTTCAGATGTTGAAATTCTTAAGCAGAGATTGATTGAACGTGGTGAGGAAGATTACCTTGCTGAAATCGTACAGCAATGTGAGTTATACAATGAAGTAGCTATGAAGATGGCTAACTTCTTTGGTAATTATAAGAATTTTTATGCTATTGACATTGCAGAACCTCATGCATATGACAGACTTGATAAATGGATTGATGAACATTATGGAAAGATTACACCTAATGTAGCATACAAGAAATTAGCAAATGACCTTTTGGATTATGGACATCCTATTCCTTCTAGTAACCCTCGTGGTACTACAAAGGAACTTACTGATTATTCATTCACTATTGATGATTTGGATGTCAATGAATGCATTACACTTAAGTCAGGCGGTACAAATCTCACTTATGTAGCAGCAGAGATTCTTTGGTACTGGTCATCTAGAAATGATCTTGCTTTTATTAACAAGTTCTCATCTTTCTGGAATAAGGTAACTGATGATGGTGTAACTGCCAACTCAGCTTATGGTTATATTCTTCAGCAAAAGCATGGTTTTAACCAGATTGAGAAGATCATTGAATTGTTACAGAAGGATCCTTTTTCAAGAAGAGCAGTTCTTAACATCAATGTACCTAATGAAAAGGTTATTGAGACTCATGATGAAATGTGTACAATTTGTTTAAACTATCAGATTAGAGATGGTGTTCTTGATTGTAACTGTGTAATGAGATCTAATGACTTTAACTTTGGTCTTAGAAATGACATTGCATACTTCATCTATCTCCAGAAGTACATTGCAGATAGACTTGGAGTTGGTTATGGTAAGTACACACATTATGCATTCTCAATGCATATGTATGACAGAGACTTTAAGTTCTGTAAGAAGGTTGCTTATGGTGACATGGAAACATCAGATGAAAGACTTGATGTAAGAAAGCTTATTGACAATAAGGATACTCTTATTGACTGGATTGATAATAAATTTACATCAAAGGAAGACTTTACTCAGATGCTTAAGGATATGAATATCATTTATCCAGCAAAGTAAAGATAAATAAAAAATAATTAACAATTGAATACTCAGCCTAGAATGGCTGAGTATTTTTAATAAATGGGGAAATAGAATATGAAAAAGTTAATTACGATTTTGTTATGTGTAGGAATGATAGGTATATGCTCCTGTAATCTTATTCAGAAGACAGAAACTATGCCTGAGCAGCCAACCTTTACTTCTAGAGTTAGAATGACTACAACAAAAGCCACAACTAAAATGACTACAATTATGACAACTACCGAAGAAACAACTTCTTCTGAGGAGACAACTGAGGAGACTACAGAAACAACAAAAGCAACTCCTAAGAATGTATATGTAGCCAAAGGTGGTAAGTATCATTATAATAAGAAGTGTAAGGATCTTAAGAAGAAAAAGTACAGTACAATGACCTATGAGAAGGCCATAAAAGCTGGATATAAGCCTTGTACAAAATGCGTTAAATAATAGACTATTTAATAATAATAGTGGAATGTGAACAATACCTGATCTTTTTGGTCAGGTATTTTTATTATAAGATTAAGGAGACAATTATGATTACTATTAGTAGTATTGAACCTATGCCTTTAGATAAATTTGATGTATATAAAAAATATACCGAAGCAAAAAATGTTGATTGTTATTGGGTATATACTGAAGATGAAAATGATTTATGGACTTCAGGCGCTACTAAACAAGATAGAATAAATGATCCACAAATGTTATTATCATATAGAGATGGTGAATTATGTGAAGGTAGTGTAGCAAATAATGGAGATGTTATTCCTATTCTTCATCTTAATGTTATAAATGATCCTGTAGCGGATATATTTCTTAGTAATATAGGTAATACGGTGGAATTTGCAGACATAACTTGGACAGTGTGTGCTAGAAATACTTTAATTGCAAATGAATCTATTGGCACCTCTATTTATAATACTGTAGAAAAATATATTAAATATGAAGGTAGTGTCCTAGAAAAATTTTTAAATTCTTGGCTAGATCAGCATAGAAATAATAAAATTATATTTACATAAAGGAGAAAAACTATGAGAAAAATAATAACAGGTTTCTTAATAATTATTTTAATTCTATGTTCATGCGGATGTGCTGATAAATCAAAATTAGAAAATTATGTTACTAATTATGATGAAGTAGTAACTTTATTAAGAGATAGTTTTAATGATAATAAAATAATTATTACGGATTGGAAATTAGATAAAACTCAAAAAGAAGCAGGAATGCAAAAAGTAATAGATCAAAATGAACAATCATTAAAACAATTTGGTAATGGCACTTGGTATTTATCTGTAAATGGTATTCAAGTAACTGTATTTGTTAGAAATCATATTGCAGAGATGATTACTTATTATGATGGTTCCTATTATAATACTAAATATACTAAAACTTATGAAGATAATAGACCAAAAATTGACATAGTTGCTACAGAAGCATCTGATGTTTTTAAAGGATAAGGAGAAAGTTATGACACCAGATTTTGTAGACGATAGATTAAATAAAGATATGCAAGAAATTAGAAAAATTATGAAAAGTGATGGCACAAATCCAATATTCAAGGTAGAATTTAGAAGAAATTCAAATAATGATATAGTAATGGTGGTAACAGCTGAAACTAATACTATGCCACCACAGAAATATTTTTGTACAACCGTAAATCAATTTGGAGAGTCTTTTGTTAATTATATTAAAGACACTGCTAATTGGGTATTATAAGGAGAAACATTATGTGGTACAACTGCTTAGTAAAAATGGATGTTTATGACATGTTTAAACAAGGTGGAAATGATCTAGAAGCTGAGGTAAAAAAGGCTCTTTGTAGTGTTATTAATGCCACTAGTTTTAGTTCTTTTGTTGATTATTGTAATACAGATGAATTAGATGATGATACTTATGATAAAATAAGTAAATTAGAACTTGATGAACTTGAACCTAATAGTATGTTCTTTAGTACAGTTACTGTTGAGGAAAGTGAACTTTGTGTAAATTGGGGAGAATCTGATGATGATTCTACTTTAGTATATGAAGTACCAGTTAGCATAAATGTTGAGAAAGTATTAAAAATTTATAGTGATGAAACATAAGGAGAGCATATATGACACTAAGTGAATGTTTTGATGCAATAAAAGCTGGTAATCAAGCTATAAAAGATATTGATGCTACTTTATATTATTATTCTAGAGTAGCTATACAAAATCAAGGTTGTTATTATTTTCAAGAAAAGAATTGTCAAAATATGGATGATTTTTATAAACTTATAGATGAAGTTGCAGATGCTGTTCGTGATGAAAAAGATTTTTATATTGATCTTTTGTCTAAAGACTGTGAATGGAATTTTGATGATGGAAAAGCCACAATCCATTTGGCAGATCCAAATATAGGTAAAATAATAACTGTTCATATGATGTTACAATTGCAGATTAAGTATGAACATATATAAAGGAGAAAGCTATGTCTTATAAACCAGAGAAAATTCCAAAGGAACTTTATAAAGATTGTGAGCGATGTGCCAAGACTTATGGCACTTTAGGTTGTTGTGATACCGTTAGTAATGAATGGGTGTATGACTGTATAGAAGGACATAAGGAATTTATAGATATTGCAATTCATAGACTTGAAAAAGAAGAAAATTAAGGGAGTGAATATTTATGACAATAGATGAAGTATATGAGTTAATTATCTCAAATAAAAATTATAAAAAGTATACAATTAAAAGAAATGAAAATGGCTTTACTGTAACATTAGGTGCTTTTAGATTGACTATAAATAGAGAGGTTGCAGACAATATTGAAACTGAAATACCTTATACATATTCAGATACCAAAAGAGTTGATAGAAAAGTAAAGGTACATGATCTTGCAAAAGATATTAATGTTTTATTAAGCAGAGACTGGGAACCTCAAACATATACTAGAGGCTTTCATGTATTTATTGGTGAACCTGAAGAAAATGGTGATTATCAAGCAGAAGATAGAGTATTTTTTAGATATGATGATTATGACTTGATTGAAGAAGTAGAAGTAGATGGAAATTATGAAGTAACTTCTGGTTATGCTGATAAGGATAAGCTTTATGTAAGAACAATTAGTTCATTACCAAAAGTAACATTAGATCAAATAAACAATATTGAAGCTGCAGATGCAATTAGTTCTTGGGCTGAAACCTATAGTGATAAGTATACTGACTGGTATGGTAAAGGATTCTCAAAGGGTACATTCTAAGGAGATACAACATGAAACTTGATTTTTATTCAGGTGAAGCAAAGAAAATAAAGAAATTTTTAGATATTGATTTACCTTATACCAAAGCAGAAATAAGAGTATGCAATGGACAATCTAATATAAAATTTAAAAAGAATCTTAAAGGTTTTAGAGATACTTGTTTTGAAGTATTAGAAGGATATAATGATTCTTATGTATCAGTTAAACCAATCAATAATATTTATGTACAACAGGCTATTTTTGATGTTTATGATGCTGTAAGACTTACTATTCATATAAAAGTAAAAGATCTTAGTAAAGAAGAAATGGTAAATTTATATTCTTTTGGTTTTACTTCTACTCAAGCAGAGAATTTCAGATTAAAGAAAAAATGTCTACCTGAAACAACAGAAGATGACATGATAGAGATAATCAAGAAAGTATATGAAGGTGATGATCTTTACATTGAGGCCTGCACTAATCATACTGAAATTAAGTATACTGGTCCTTATGCTGAATTTTTAAAAGATATGGAAATTATCGGTGCTAAAGAATTTGACTTACCTTTAGATATAAAAATATATGATCGTGATGTTTTTTGGTCTTCTTCTGAAGTTGAGTTTTTAGAATGTTCTTCAGCTCGCGGAAAAACACCAATAATAACTATTCCAGCCACTTTACATTGCATTTGTGGTAGACCTAAATATACTAGTTATGGTGATGGTTTTAATTATGGAGATGTTTTAGCTAGTAGAAGTGGAAATGTACTCAAAGAAAAATTAAAAGAATGTGTTAATGCCTATTGTAATGATAATATACCTGATCTTAAAAAGAGTGTAGAACATTGTCTCTTTTTTACCACAGAATTACAAGATTTATTTAGATATAGTGTAAGATATTATAAAAAGAACCCCAAAATTATATATGATAATCATCTTAATTTTGCTTTTGATTTAGATGAATTGGAAAAAACTCTTAGTTCTATTAGTAAATCTCCTGTTAGTTTTGCTAATTATGCAGCAAAAATCAATAAACCTAATATAGGTCTCACTGACAAATTATATGACTTTTTTGTTCATTTAGATGAGTTTTCTGATCTTGTAGTCACTAATGTTGATGATGTCTATGCAGATAAAGCTGGTGTAACTAAAATAATAGCTAAAAATTCAGATCGTGATATAGTACTCGCTATACTAGAATTTGAAAATGGTTCATATAAAGTAATAGAACAAAATGAAAGTTCCGCTAATTATATCATAAATAATAAAAAGACTTTAACAACTTTTATTGAAGGACTTAGTGAGAATGAATATCTTAGTATTAAATTACAAGATCAAATAAGAGATGTAAAGAATTTAATTTTAATTAACTTATTATAGGAGAAATAATATGTTTGAAATGAAGTTAATGGATCTAAAAGTTTTCATAGCTACCGGAAAGGCTAAAATTCTTACACAAGCTGAAGAGGAAATTAAGAGCTTACCTGATTCTTTCTTTGAGGCTTATGCATATTCTCATAGAAAAGATGATGATACAATTTGTCTTACTTTTGGTGGTATTGCATTTGCTGGCGAAGAATTAACTAAAATTATGGAAAATTATCATCCATATTTAATATTTGAACGTTATCAGCTTTTTGAGAATCAATATTATTTTCCAGAAAAATTTGATTTTACAGATATGTTAGCTTATGAAGTATTAACTGCTCTTCCGGCTGAGGCATACTATGATGAGGCATACAAGACATATAGACATATATTCTCTGATGATGAAATTAGTCTATTGGGTTATCTATTAATAGATAGATTCGAGAAAGTACTATCTTGTGAACTAATGTTTCGTTTAGACTGGAATAGTGATAAAGAAGTCTATAACATTATAATTTATCCAAATAACTGATTTACTTTATCAGAATAACAAATATAATAAAAATATCTGGTCCTTTATTGGATCAGATATTTGTGTGATTTACGAGAGTCTATTTAATTATATAAGTGCCCTATAGAAAGGAGATATATACATGTCAAAAGGTTATGTCTATATTATGACGACAGCCGTTGAAGGCATAATTAAGATTGGACGATCTGATAATTGGACTAGACGATGTCAAGATCAATTAGAAGCAAATGGTTATAAAAATATGAATGGTCTAAAAACTTATTTTGTTGTACAAGTAAGTGACCAAGAAGAAATTGAATCTATAATGCATGACATTTTTAGAGAATCTAGAGTATCTAATTTTGAAATGTTTGCAGTAGATAAAGATAGAGCAAAAAGAGTTCTTTCTAAAATGGGAACTCAAGTATTTCCAGAAATAGAAATTAAACAACCTAAAAAGGTTGAAAAGACTGATGAGTCAAAAATGACTTTGCAGGATTATTATAAATTATTTTGGAAAGATTTTAATGCTGTATTAGTATTCAATAATGCTCCATATAAACCAAGAAGTGAAGATCAAAATTTTAGACTTTACTTTAATTTTGGATCTAATTACAGTATCAATTTAATACCTAAAGAAAATGTTATAAAATTTAAGTTCTTTACTGATGAAATTTCATATAATAAAATGATGTCCAATAAAGAAACTATAGAAAAAGAATTAGGTAGACCTATATACTTTAAGGCTGAAATTGGTGCTGTTTCTAAAAAGATGCAATATGAATGTGATACACTTATTGAAAATTTTGATATAACTAATTATGATAAACAAGTTGTAACTGAGACTTTAGATGTTGCATTAAAATTTAAAGATATATTAAATAATTATTTGAAAGGAATTTAATTAAAATGATTGATTCAAAGTATTATGATATTAAAGAAAAAATAGAAGAGTCAGATTTTTGGACAAATAAACTTTATAATATGGCTTATGAAAGAGTAAAGGATAGACAATATCCTCTTGTTATTCCTTCATATAATAGACCAGATAATAAAATGACGAAATATATCTATGAACATACTATTGATGAGGAACCTTGGGATATTTATGTAGTTGTTAGAGCTTCTCAGAAAGAAATATATGAGCAGGCAGAATATTTTAAGAAATGTAATGGTAAGATTAAACTTCTTCCTTTTCCTGATGAAACCATTAATGATTTAGGTAAAGTTAGAGTAGAAACAATTAAATATTTTTCAGGTAAGAAAGATTGTATCTTCATGATTGATGATGATACACTTGATATAACATATACAGTACCTTATACAAGAAAATCTGGTGCTCAGATTTCAATGTCAGTTACTGATAAATTTATTGGTCATAATACTAATTTTGCTAGAATTTTAGCAATGTGGCAGGTTGCTATGGAGGAAACTCTTAAAAAGCATGATAATGTTATTATTTCCTGTCCTATGATTGCTGGGTTTAGTTGGGCTCCTAATTTCTGTGATCCTGAAAATAGTTTAAAGATAATGAGTGGTGCTCAGGCTTGTTGTATGTGTATTAATATAAAAGCATGTAATAAGTATGACATTACTTTTAGAACTAATAAGGGTAATGGTCATGAAGATAAAGACTTTGTAATTAGAGCAATTCAAAAAGGCTGTATGACAGCTGAGTATAGATGGCTTGCTTATTATTCAGATGGTCTTGGTACTGATTTCTTAAATAGTGGGATAGCTGAAAGAATGGCTAAGCAACATGATGAAATGTATGCTAATTTTAAAGATGTTGATTATGTTAAGTTTATTATTGATAGAAAAGGTCTTAAAAATGTAAGAGTCAATTGGAGTAGAGCAACTAAGTTTTATAATAACTTAACTGGTGAAAACATTAATAAGACAAATAATAAATTTAACTTAGCGGAGATATTAGGACTATGAAAGCAATAGGAATGCATATATTCTGTGGAAGTCAGACAATCGGACATTTACTTGAAGGTTGGAAGATAGACACAGTACTTGAAATTTCAGAGGATATGCCTAATCAAAATGCATATCATTTCATTAAGAATTATCCTAAGATTCAGGTAAAAAAACCTTCTGAGTATGAGGATAATGAAGCATATCTTGACAAACTTAAATCAGAGAATTATGATCTTTTATATTCAAATCCTCCCTGTTCTGGTTTGTCTCAGATAAATAGAAACGCTAGTGCTGATTGTGCAATAAATGGTAATATCTATAAAGTAATCAACATGGTAAAGAGAATAGAGCCTAAGACATTCTTGATAGAAAATGCTCCTACTCTTACTACAACTGGTTTGCCTATTCTTAAGGATCTAGTAAAACAGTTACCTAATTATTATGTAACAATAATCAATGACTATGCTAGAAATCATAATGTTCCTATGAATAGACGTAGAACAATGGTTGTAGGATTCTGTAAAAATAATTTTACAAAGATGCCTCAGATACACCAACATGCAGTTGAGACTGATCTTAAGACAGTTCTTGCTGGAGTTGATTATACATACAATAAAGAATATATTAAGGAAACTGATAAAGATTTGTTTAAGTATTACAAGTATGTAAAGCAAGGCAATGATCTTTATGATGCACTTGTTGACAATGATGTAATCATAAACAAAGCAGTTGAGAAGATTAAGTATAATAGAGAGCATAATCTCAGAAGCTGGAATAAGTCACCTTGGAGACCTGATAAATTAGCACCTTCAATGACCTCTCTTACTAGAATTATTCACCCCACAGAGGATAGAGATTTTTATATTAGAGAGTATGCAGCTCTTATGGGTTATCCAAATGACTTTGTTTTCTATACAGATGGTCAAACACCTATTGTGCAGTGTATAGCTCAAGGTGTTCCTGTTAATTTTATTAGATATATTTCTAGTGAAATTAAGAATTCTTTTAAGACAAAGGATTTTGTTGATTGTGAGGTTCTGTATATTAATCAGTGTAATCCTGATAGTATAAAGACTAAAGAATATACAAGAGAGTCATTTGATGGAACTGAAAAGATTATATAAAAGGCTATTTATTCTTAATAGAATGGATGATACAAATGCTTAGTAGAAATACTAGGCATTTTTCATGACTTTTAAAGGAGAAAATTTATGGCATTTGACAAAAGTAAACTTGCGAAAATGGAACAAAAAACAGAAGAAACAATTGCAAAGGCTAATAATGTAGCTAAAGAATTAACTCCAATGGAATTCTTTGATGAAGAACTTAAAACTCAATGTGATTTAGCACAATCTTCTATTGAATCAGAAGATTTTGAAAACTGGCTACAAAAAGAATGTGAAGAAATGTTAGGTGCTGGTGAAAGAGCCTATGTTGGAGTTAAATTGAAGGTAGAAGAAGATAAAGCCAATGATTCTATTACACTTCGTTTTAGTGTCTGTACTCCAAAAGAAGTTAAATTCAAAGAATTTGAAATAAAACTTGCTTTAGATGATCTTGAGGATTTTGATGAAGGAGAATTGGCTCAAATTATTATTAAAGCTTTCTTAGTTATTCCTGGAACCATTATAAAGGCATTCAATGATAAATTTGATGCTTTAGGAATCAAACATGAAGATGCAATAGACATGTCTGATGCTGATGGTAAAGAAAAAGGTGAAGCTAAGATGATGATCAGATTAAGATTTGATGATGATGAGGAAGAGTAATATGACTAGAGAAGAAGTATTAGCTTTAGCTACTGATGATTATCAGAATAGAAGAGGAGATGCTCCAGAATCAGATGTTCCTGACTCTATTAGTGTTTATGAGAGATCAGATGGTAACTTTTCGATCTCAGCTAGTTTTAAGAATACTTCAGAAGATAGAGCTGAAAAGTGGTTAGAAAAGTTTGTTGATAAAAAGGATCTCAAGACAGTAAGAGCAGTCTCTGCTTGGCAATCTGGAGAATATCATGATGACTGGGTAGATGCGGAAATTGTTGTCTCAATTTAATTTTTTTATTTACTTTCTGAAAATTTATACATATAATAAAACTATATGTAAAAGGAAGTATAGACATGAATATAGAAAAGTTTAACAAAACTAAATCAGAGTCTTTAAGTAAGTGGGATAAAGACTGTGCATTTTTTGATCTTATTACTAAAGAGTGGATTGATTATCTTAAGGTTGTGATAGAAAATATTTCTGATGAGAAATTAGATAATCTTATAGATAAAAAGATATTTGATTATCCTAATAGTAAATATATTTATATAAATCAAAAGATTTGTTATCCTTTAATTGAAAAGTATAGCTCTAGTGCTACATTATCACATGAAGTCACTCTTTATTATAGAGAGTATGAAGATTTATTTAAAAATGAAGATTATGAATTTTTCTATACATCTGATCAATTAGATATACTTGAAAGTAATCCTGATGTTAATGATGATTATGATTATTCAGAAACTCAAGCTGCATATATAATGGAATATGCAAGTGCTAGATATTACATAAATAAAGAAATAATACCAGCATTGCAAAAAAGACTTGAAAAATATGGGTTATTAGTAGTTTCAGGACAATTTTCTTCTTCAGAAATAAACATAAAAGTAAAGAATCCAGTTAATATGAGTAAGTTAGATCAGTTTAAACTTAATATAAGAAATAAAAAGGCTCAAAGGAAGTAAGCATGGATATAAACAGATTTAATAAAATATATTCAGATGAAAAGCAAAAGCAAGATTTTCAGTCTCAATATGCTAAGAAATTCTTAGCAGACGTTGATGTTTACTGGGTAGATTATGTAAAGAAACTTGTTAGTAGTATTTCAGATAAAAATCTTGATAATAGTATTGCTAGACTTATGCAAAAGTCTCCCCTGGCTGATACTTTTGAGTTACGTCAGTATGTGTATGGACCTAGAATTTATAAAACATACATAAACTATAATACATCTTCTGTATTATTTACTGAGTCAGATATGTGGTCAAATTCACTTTCTAGAGCTAAATGTGATAATATTGATTTTAATGCTCTTATAAATTATTGTCATCTTAATAAATATTATTATGATAGAAGTGAAGGTTGTGTCTTTTGTCTTAATGAAAAAACTGATGCATTACTAAAACAGATTGTACCATTATTAGAATCTAGACTTAAAATGTATGGATTAAAAATTAAGAATACTTATATAAATAGTGGTACTATACATGTAGTATTTTATAATCCTTGTAAATGAGTACCTTTATTAGTACATTAAAAAATGAATAAACTATGTACATTCAATAACTTTTATGATATAATATAATCATAAAAATTAAGGAAGAAAATTATGACAGAAAAGATTTTGATTTGTGGTAGAAGTGGTTCAGGAAAAGATACATTTGCCAAGCTATTAAAGAGCTTTGGACTAAAGGATGTTTGTTCCTATACCACAAGACCTAGAAGAGATGGTGAAGGTGATACACATACTTTCATTACTGAAAAAGAAGTTAAGAACTATCCTAACAAAATAGCAGTAACTGAAATCAATGGTTATACATACTTTGCCACAAAAGAACAACTTGAAGAGGCAGACTATTACATTATAGACCCTAATGGAATTGAATACTTGCACTCTCATTTTCCTGAAATCAAGTATAGAATAGTTTATATCTATGCTGATAGAAAAATAAGAAAGCAGAGAGCAATTTCTAGAGGTGGAGCAAAGGAAAGAAGCATTTTCATATCAAGAGACAAATCAGAAAATGAACAGTTTAGTAAGTTTGAAAAGAACCTCTACAAGACTAATGTAACTGTATTTGTCAATAATGAAGATGATATTGAAAATCTTAAGAAATTTGCTAAGATGTATTTGTAATATAAAGTTAACATAGACTAAAGTAGTCTCCTCTGGTTAGGAGACTATTTTTATTTTGGAGAAGAAATATGTATGAAGTTTATGTTTATATAAGTAATAAATATAGAAAAGCTTATTCTAATCCTGACACATTTCTAGATAGTTTATCAACTGAAGATATAAAAGATTTAATGAAAGATCTCCCATCTGATCTTATGAATAAGCTTTTATTTTGTAACCATTTTCTAAAGATTTGTCATCAGATGGCTATTCATTATCCTCAATTTACAATGAGATGCAAACTTTCTAATTATGCGCATATTAAGATAGTCTTTGATGATGTTAGTTGTATTGTAGAAGTAGATGATGAAAAACTCAATATGAATTTTAAAGAATATCTAAATCATTTTGTGTATTATATATTAGACAGATATTATAAAAGTTTTGGCATAGATCTTATTACTGAAGGAACATGGGATGATTTTGAGAAATCTATTTCATTAAATTCATATATCTATTATGACTTTGAGTCTAAATTTCTTAAATATTTTTCAGAAAATATATCAGAACTTGTTAATATAGAAGATATTAAGTTTGATTCAGATATGATAAAGACTATAACTTTTAATATTGATGTTGAATATTTAAATTTACTTCTTAATGAAGTATTAAATGACATTAATATAGAAAATAGAACAAAGATTTACGGTTATATGGCTAAATATTTTAATAAAATAACAAAAGAATTAACGGAGGGTTATTGTTTATGAAAATAGATGAAATACCTTATATCACAGAGGAGGTTTTAGGTTCAGAAAAGGAAGCTCTTATTTATGCTACTAGATTTTATGCTAAGATGCTTGGTGTAACAGAAGAGGAAGCTAAAGAGTATACAGATATTATTTATAGCATAAAGGAATCTAAAGTGCCAACTGCTATTAGATATGAATTTGTCGATGGCTTTGATTATTTTACAAAATGTTGGTTTACTTATACTAAGAGAGGTGAAAAGAAGCTAGCTATTTGTGGTTATGTCTGCTGGGCTGTTAAAGATGATGCTAAGACTGAAAAAGAATATGAAAAATTGAGAGGTTAATGTATGGCTAGATATGATGCAACTAATTTTAAGAGATTTAAGTCAAATGCTTTTATATTTGAAAGCTTCACAGATCATGACTTTGTAGTTGTTTATCCAACAAAAGCATATCCTCATTTTGGTTTTTATTATGTAGAGCATGGATGTCCTGAATATGACTTAAATAAATATGAGTTAGAACTTCCTAAAGATGAAAAGTATGAAATTATGGGAATAATTAAGAGCATGAATTTAGATAACTATTGGGAAGATCCAACTGATTATGCTAATATGATTTATAGGTGAATTATGATAAAGTTTATTAAATATACAGGTGAGGCACCTAATTATTGCAGAGGTGTTCTTACTCTTGAAATAGATGGAAAAATAACTAAATTTGGTTATGATTCTGACTGTGACTATGAACCTTTCTGGGAAATGGGAGGTGCATGGAATAATGCAGGTTATGGAGAAAGAGAAAAATGGATAGCAGATCCTTTTGCTACATTACCTAAAGAATTAGATATAGACAAATTACTTGAAGTAATGAATGAGAATGTAGATCCCGGATGTTGTGGAGGATGCAGTTAATGATAAAAGTAGAGTGGACAGGAGTATCTCCAACTCTTTGCATGGGAAACTGGCATATCTTTATAGATGGTGTTGACTATTCAGATAAGATACCAGAAAAACTAAGAAGAGAGCCAATGAAAACTTATGGTAAGTATAGTAAATGGCATTTTGATAGTAACACACCCTATGAAGTTTGGGAAACCTATAAAGACGGTCTTGATGAGGAAGACTGGATTGAGGAAAATAATTATTGGCTCTCTACTATTACAAATAACTATAACATAAAGTGTGGAATTTATAGAGCTATTCAAGAACAAGACTGGAGATTTAACTCCTGTGGAGGTTGTATATGATGGAAGAATATTATACACCAGAGTTTAAGGCTTTGGTAAATGCAATGAAGACTCAAATATTGCCTCTTAGTGATGTATCAAATATGTTTAACATAAAGGCAGAAAGAGATTTAATAACCGTACATAAAAAGTGGGATGGAACACCTACTATTTGTATGATAGAGATAAGATATGATGACTCTTCTATGAAATTTAATTTTCATGGAAAAGCAGAATTTAAAATGTTTGGTTATGGCTTTATTATAACAGATGATATAAATAACATAGAGGAATGGAATAGATTTTTAAATAAAACAAAGAAATTTATTGAAGTAACTACAAATGATTATCCTGAATATACACAAAGCTTTTTACAATTGATAGAAGAGGTATATAATGTAATTAATACATTAAAATTAAAAGGAGAATGATATGTCTAATAATGCTAATATAAAATTTTTAGTACTTAAGTTAGACACTGCTTATAAAAATAGAATTGAAGATTTTAAGGTTATAGCTATGGATATGTTTGGCTTTGAAAGCTTTAATAAACTATTATTTATAGAAGGTTATAATGATTGTTGTGATAATTTTCTAGTTGACCAAAGTGCTTATAATACAGTTGATCTAACAAAATGTTTTAAAGAAAATGAAGATAAAATTGAGGTAATTGAAGATGAATTACATACAATGGCTACTCATTGTATTGAAGGTTTAATTCTTCAGCAAATATATGCTATTATAGTTAATGATGATGCCTTTAATTATCCAAATATTGACTGGTTAGAATATGCTAGATATTTGAGTAAGAATATCTCAGAATTAGCATTGTGGTCAAAGCCTAATACTAGAGATGGAAATGTTAATCTTCTTTTTGATATTGATATGGCATACTTGACACATATAACAAATGAATTTAATCCTGATATTTTAGATAAAAGTGATTTTAATGTAGGATTATTGTTAGGCAAGAATGGAATAAATTAAGGAGAAACAAAATGGATCTAGAAATGATAGAAAATATTAGTGGCTTTGATAAAATGGTTGATCATTTCCCTATTGAAAAAAGAGGTAATGATTATTTTTCCACTGAAGATAATAAAAAAGTAGAATTTGCTGGATGTTTTTGTCTTCCTTTTGATGTATTTGCCAAATTAGTAGAAGAAAATAGAGATAGATTTTCAGATATAGATTATTTTGTAGATGCAATGCAAAAACCACCTTTAAAAGGTATTGTAAAACTATTTTGTAAAGAAATGCAACCATATTATCCAAATAGAAAATATAAAGTAACTAGAGAAGACTCAGTATATGATAAGTTATATAGTGTATTTATATTTTTTAATAATCCAGTATTTATAAAAGAAGGATTTTTGCTTGATAATAAACCATTTTTAATTCAAATAGCAGAAAATCTTTTTACTACTGAGCAGATATTACATGTTATTTCAATTTCAGAATTTAGATTAGTACCTGAACTTTGTGAATGGGATATAGACGAAGACAATACTCTTTTATTACAATTTAGGCATAAAGATATTTAAGGAGAATAACACATGTCAGAATATGAAAAGTTAGAAGAATATTTAGAAGGTTTATGTATTTGTGATGACATTAGTAGAAATGAAATGTATGCTATACTAAACAATTATGAAAAATGGGATAAAAATGATATTGATGAAAAGTACTATTATTATGATGGTATAAAATACATGCATTCACCTGAGCATAGTTTAGATAATTTTGCTCTTGTTTGTGGTGAAGTTTCTAAAGTAATTGATCCAGATATAAAAGTCAAGATAGAAAGTGACACCAGAATAAAAATTAGTGTCAAAGTTAATAAAGGAATTAATGCAACTTGTGTTTTAGATGTTACTGGGAAGAAATCTAAAGTAAAATATAAATTACATGATGCAGACCAAATAGATACTTATGATAATTTCATTGATGCTACAAATGGTTTTTGGCAATGTTTAAAAGATCTTGAAGATAAAAAGCATTTAACAGAACTGGAAGCATTTTTTGATTCAGCTTATAATTTGTATTGAGGTTATATGATTAAATTTTTATTACAAAAGAATGACATAGAAAGTGAAGATGAATATATTATTGTTAAAAACATTTTAGACAATAATAATCTTTACTATGAAGAAATAACTCAAGATGAGTTATCATCTTATTGTGATAAGAAATATATTCCAATTGGTAATATTGAATTTGTTAGAGAAGCAATTCAAATAATGTATCAACCAGATTTTATTGAACAACCAATTGAGATACCTACATATCTTCAAACTCCAGAATTTCTAAAGAGAACCTATAAGATATGTAAGTGGAATGAAATTCCTAGAAAAGGTAAATGGTTCATTAAAGATGCATCTAAAATGAAATATTTTAGAGTATATGCTGATACTGAATTCATTATAGATGATGAAATATTTGATTATCAGCCTAAATTTAGTTATGATAACTCAATAAGTTTACCAAAATCTGATGATTATATTGTTAGCTCTCCATATAGAATTGACTCAGAATATAGAATTTATGTCATTGATAGTAAAATAGTAAACTCAGAATTCTATTTAGGCACTAGTGATGTAAAACCAGATATGGCTTTAATAGAGAAAGCAGTTGAGTTAATAAACACTAATGAAAAATGGTTAAAATCATATTCATTAGATGTTATGGTTGGAGAATTAGGAACAGCTATTATTGAAATACATAACTTTTCTGCTATTGGATTGTATAATAGGAAATTTGATAAAGAAATATTAACTACATATACTCAAGGAATTGAGTATTACTTAAATGATAATAGAATAAAATATAAGGAGTAATAATAATGATAAGACCACTTTTAGGAGGAGGCTGTAGTGAATGTAAGGCTACAGATGATAGAGTAGGCAAAGGACGATGCAAGCATATTTTGTGTCAGAGTTCTAGTAATGCTTTAAATACTCTTAATATCATTCAAGAAAGTGGTGGAGAAGCTTATCTTGTTGGTGGTTGTGTTAGAGATATGGTTCTTAATCAAAAACCTCATGATGAAGATATTACCACTTCTTTAACTCCAGATCAAGTTATTAGTTTATTTGAAAGTAAAGGATATGAAGTAATTCCTACAGGATTACAACATGGAACAGTAACTGTCATGATGGACGGTGAAGGATATGAAATTACTACATTCAGAAAAGATGGTGATTATTCTGATGGCAGACATCCTGATTCTGTTGAGTTTAGTACAAATGTAGAAGATGACTGTAGTAGAAGAGACTTTACTTTTAATGCTATGTATTATGATGGTAAACAAATCGTAGATACTTATAATGGTCAGAAAGACATTGAGGATAAGGTAATTAGAACTGTTGGAGATCCTGATGAAAGATTTAATGAGGATGCTCTTAGAATGATGAGAGCAGTTAGATTTAGTTCTAAATTAGGATTTACAATAGCTCCAGAAGTTACTGCTTCTATTAGTAAAAATAAGGATCTAATTCATAATGTTTCTGCTGAAAGAATTCAAGCTGAGATGACAAAAATGCTTCAAGGTCCTAATAAGAGATATGCATTACAAACAATGCAACAAACAGGCTTAATGAAAGAAGTAATGCCTGAGCTTGATGCTCTTAAATCAGTAAAACAGAAGAGTAAATATCATTATGAAGATGCATTTGAACATACAATGTCTGTTATGGACAATTGTCCTGATGATGTTCAAGTTCAGTATGCAGCAATGTTTCATGATTTAGGAAAAGGAACTACCAAACAAGTAGATCCTGATGGAACTGAACATTTTAAAGGTCATTCTACAGATTCAGCAAAACAAGCTGATGAAATTTGTAGAAGATTAAAAATGTCTACTGCAGATAGAGAAACTATTGTTAAATTAGTTAAGTATCATGACAGACCAGATGATGCTGAGATGAAGAATGTCAGAAAATCAGCTGCTAAGTTTGTATATGAACATCAAGACTTAACTGACGATGAATATAAGAAATTAGAGCAATTATGGATAGCTGATAGAAAGGCTCATAAGGATCCTAATACTGAATCTTTGAATAATTATATTAAGGAACTTGATGGAGTATTAGCTGGACCACATAGAATAAGTGATTTATCTGTTAAAGGTAATGATTTATTAGCATTAGGTTATAAAGGACCTCAAATTGGTAAGGCACAGAAATACTTATTAAAGCAATCTCTTACTAATAATACAAATGATAAGGATAAGTTAATTAAATTATTAAATGGTTTTAAAGGAGAATAATATATGTTTTATTTAATGAATAATCTAAAACAACCTTTAGTAAAAATTTTAGCAATTGCTTTATCAGTAATAACATTTTGGGGAGTATTTGCAGCTACATTAACATTATTATCGAGATTAGAATTTACTAATGAGGCTACTGCTACTGTAGTAGACAAATATATATCAGATGATGGTTGGTATATAACAGTAACTTATACTTATGATGGTGTAGATTATAGAGAAAACTATCAGTCTTCTAATTATCAAGTTGGAGATAAGTTTTCAATATTCTTAAAATATAATAATCCACGTTATTTTTATGATGCTAGTAGTAATGTATCAACAGAGAGTATTTTTTGTTATGTAGTAGCAGCTGTTTGGTTTGGTATATGTATTATACTAGACATAAGCTATTTTGTATTTCATAAAAAATTGATTACTTAAATAAAGTTCTAAAAAGTATAAGGAGATTAACTATGACAATTGATGAAATGAAACAAACAGTTAAGGTTGAATTACAGAAAGCATTTAAAGGTTCTTATGAAGTATTTGAATCTGATAATAGTGATTTATTTAATGATGATGAGCAGTATGCATTTGAGGCTGTTTTAGAGAAAAATATAACCGCTGCAGTTGCATATCTAGACAAAGATAACAAATGGAGATTTTGCTTAGCAATTGGTGATTTAGATAGTAATTGGGATGTGCCTACTAAATATGAATCAAAATCAGAAAATTTAGCATCTGCAATTGAAAAAGCCATTGCAGAATTTAA